GCACTCGTAGGTCGAAGAGCTGAGCGCGACCGCACCGAAGAAGATGCTGTCGACCACGACAACGTCCTTCACAGCGACGTATGCCGCCACGCTCGCCATGGTCAGCGTGCCGTTGATGATGACCTGCACCGCGGCGCCCTCGCCCTTGAGGGACACGTTCTCCGGCAGCGTGACGTTCTCGGTGTAGTAGGTGCTCGGATCGAGCAGCGGCCCGGGCTTCGGCAGCACGATGACGACACCGCCGCCATCGTTCCCAGCCGCGCTCGCAGCGGCTTGGATGGTCTGGTACGGCGCCCCGGATCCCGCAGGCCCGACGAGATAGCGCGACAGCCCCATGAACGGATCGAAGTCGCCGCCATTGAACAGCAGTTGCACAACGCCGCCGCCCGAAGCGATCACCGTCGCGATCTTGCGACGGATGGTCCCGGGTGAACTGCTCAGCGTGCCCGCTGTGTCGTTGAGATAGACCGCCGTGCCGACCGGTGTGTCGATCATCGACACGCCCTGGAACAGCCCGTACACCCGCACGCGCACGAGGTCGCCGTTGTTGAAGGCGTTCGCGCCGCCGACCTTGCCCTCGACGATGCCGAGCTGCCCGGCCTGCCCCGCCATCGTTGCAGACGACGCCTTCGCGATGGAGGGCAGGTACTCCGCGCCCGGCATACCGACTTTGATCTGCGTGCGCGTGTTGACCATCACGACGTCGCCGCGGTTGCCTGCGTAGCTCGCGATCATCACCTGGACGCCCGAGTCTGCGATGAGCGCGTCGAGCGCCTGCAGATTCGCGTTCGCGTCGCCCTTCCAGCCGACAGACGGATCAGCCTCGATCGTCTCCTGCGCGGCAGGATCACGCAGACGCGACTTCATCTGCCGCACGGCGACGACGACCTGCTGGACGGACTCGCTACCGAGTCCGTGGTTCACGTCGAGACGGATGAGGTAGGTGCCCTCCTTCTTCGGCGTGAACGTCGGGTTCTGCACCGTTGTCGAGCTGAGCGCGTCCGCGGCCCCGGCAGGCTGATCGAGTATCGACCAGAGGTACGAGACCTCGCCGCCGTTGTTCACGTTGTCGAGCTGAACGAGCGTGTTGATCGGCAGGTCCGTGTTGCTGCCGATGACGCCGTTCACCTTGATGACTGCCTGGGCCACGGATCACCTCACTGTGCGGTCGGGATGATGACGCTGATCGAGACGTGCAGCTTCGCGAGGAAGTTCAGGTCGAACACGTGACCTGTGGGGTCGAACTCGACGGGCGAGAACTGCACGTGCAGCACGTTGCCGTGAACGTCGAACGTCGGCACCGGATCCGGGAAGCGCTGGTTGATCGCCGATGCAGGCTGCGAGATGAGCGGCTGCAATGACATCGTGTTCTGCGCAAGCGCGAGCGGTTTGTATACGTTGACGCCGAACGACGCACCGCCGATGTAGTTCAGCGTGATGTTCACGGTCGGCATCGTGGGCGAGGTGAGCGGCACGCCACCGTTCGCGCTCGCGAGACGGTGCAGGTCCGGGCCTTCGAGGTAGAAGTCGATCGCCCACTGCCCGCCACCGACCGGCGTCGTCGCGATGAGCGCTTTGTAGCCCGGCGGAAGCGACTGGCTGCCGCGGATGATGTTGCCGATCGTGCCCGAGCCGACGACGAGATCGACGAGCGCTTCGACGCCAGCGACCAGCACGCCGTTGGGCGAGAACGTGCGTCGCACGTCAGTGATGTTCGCAGCGGTGAGCGCGACCGCACCCGCAGGCACATAGACCTGCGCAACGGCGGTGTACCCCGCATCGACAGCAGGAGCCGCAGGCGTCGCACCCGGGGTGCCTTGCTTGTAGTTGATCGCCGCGACGCCGCCGAAGCTCAGCGAGCTGTCGATCGCCCACGTGAGCGTCTTGTTCACGAGCTCCGGCAAGAACTGCTTCGCGATGAGATCGAACACGTCGCGCGTCTGCGGGTTCGTCGAAGGCTGCCGCAGGTACGTCACCTCGATGAGGTCGATGCGAGGCTGCCCTGGATCCGCGGCGGGCACGGTGATGTTCTGCGGCGCGAGCAGCAGAATCGGCTTCTCGGGCGAGAGATCGTTCAGCCCCAGGACGCCGTTGATGTTTCCGGGCACGTCTGCCGGGTTGTTCAGGAACCCGAGACCCGAGCGCAGCGTCACCGTCATTCCGGCGACGTCCGCCTTCAGCGAGTCGGCAATGAAACCCGTCGGCGCAAGCACGCCGCTCGTGCTCGAGAACGGCCCGTGCATCCCGAACATGAGCTGCACGAGCTGACGCAGGGAGTAGTCCTCCTGCGCTGCCTGCGCATTGTTGTCGTTGGTGAGCGGCCGCTCGCGCGGGTTCCATACGACTCGATCGAAGGGATTGTTCGCCACGGTCCTACCTCACTGGCCTTGGAGTTCGATGAGAGCGCCGACGCCGCCGGCGCTGATGTCCTGAATGAGCTGCCAGAACGCAGCGTAGATGGCGTTCTTCTGCACGTCCACGCCGTCATAGAAGCCGTGGAACACGCCCGTGATGTCCGACGGCATATCATACGCCGCAGTCCCGCGATGCCCGAGCATCGTGCCGACGACCACTTCCTGGTCAGTCTGCGTGGTCGCGGTGTCGTCGAAGACCATGCCCCAGTCCTCGAGCGTGGGGAAGTTCGGCACCGCGACGACGAACGCTCCGCGCGCTTCGAGCTCGTCGAGCCAGCGGTTGAAGTACGGCAGCGCGTTCGCAGGCCGCGTCGGATCGTTCGGGTCCCACGCCAGGCGCGGGTCATCGTACGTGAACAGGTTCGGATCGTAGTTCGGGTTCCAGTTCGGATCGTAGTGGGGGCTCCCCGGGTCGATCTGCGGCAGGTACGTCGGTGACCCTGCGTTCGGCGACGGTGCGTCGAAGCACGTCTGGTAACGCACGTCCCACAGCTCCTCGAACGCGACCTGCATCCCGTACGGTGCGAAGAACGCAGTCATCGCGCGCACGATCGCGTCCGGCGACACGGTGTCGGGGAGCGTACGAATGCGCAGTGCGTAGGCCGGGTCGAGCTCGCCGACGTGACGGATCACGCCGCGATCCTCACCGAGCCCGTCGAGCATCGGGTCCGCACCGCCCTGCGTGTCCACGATCTGCTGCACGATGATGGTCGGGTCGATGAACGTCGGGACCGTCGGCGCCGCCGGCGCGGTCTGGACGAAGTGTCGAATCGTGTCGATCTCGCCTGCGAGCGTCTCGCCGCGGCTCGTGACGACGCGCCCTCGCACGTTCCACTGCCAGCCCGGAGCGACGGCCTGCACCGTCGCAGCGATCGGGCCGAGGTCGAGAGCGCCGAACACTGCGTCCTGCGTGGTGACGAAGTCACGCCCGCCCTTCGACGTCGTGATGACTGTCCCCGCCTTCACGATCACAGCACCCGCAGCCGCGCTCGGGCGCAGGAACTCGACAGTGCCTGTCGCGAGCGCACCACCGGTAGCGAACATGATGATCGCGCCCTGCTCGAGACGAGAGACTGCGGAGCTGATGCGCGCACCGACAGCGGCGTACGCCTGGAGCATCTCGTAGCCGCTGCCCGCGCCGGTCTTCAGGGGCGCGATCCAGTTCGCGTCCATGATGCGATCGAACACGCCGAGGAAGTACGCTTGCGCGTGCTGCACGACGGGCGCGGCAGACGACGGCCCGGCCGTCGGGAACACAGGGATCAGCGACCCCGGATCTGGCAGCGGTGGAGGCAGCGCAAGCGTCCACGACGTTGCGAGTACAGTCTCTCCACCAGCCACGTCCTCCGCGTAGACGGTGACGGTAGGAGCGTCCGGCCACACCGGGTTCCGGCAGACCGAGTAGTGGAAGCCGCCGGCGATCGCAGTCCGCGCGCTGGTTGCACGATATTGCTCCGTGAAGTTGGTGCCATCGTGGACGAGCTCGGTCGTTCCTACCCCCGGGTACGTTGCAGTGACGAAGACGCGGAGCAGCCCCGCGACCGACGTGACGTCGAACGACACAGGCGTGTTCGACGCCAGCGGCGTTCCTGCGGCAGGTACGATGTTGTTGATGACCGGCGGCACCTGCTACCTCACAGCGAGTCGGGGTTGCTCGTGCTCTGGATCGCCTGGTCGGGGAGCTGCCCGACCGCGAGCACGAAGGCCATGGACGTGCGCAGCACCTGCAACGGTTGCGTGATGACGTCGCCGGTCGGGCTGACGATCTCGGTCCCAGTCACCACGAGCCCCTGCACTCCGCGCAGCACGGAGATGAGCGAGGTGACCGTCATCGGTGCACCCGACGGCAAAGAGTTCACGTACGCCACAATCGCAGCGCGTGCGGCAACGGTGGTCGCTGCGATGTCCGCGCCCGCGAGGAACGAGAGCGCGAGCTGCACGGGTTGGATCACGACGGACGCGACGCGGACGTTGATGAAGATGCCCGCAGCGCGCGTGTCGCTCAGGCCGTCGAAGACCTGCTGCGAGAGGATCTGCGACTGCGTCTGATACGTCGCCGGCGTCGGCGACAGGTTCACGAGCGAGTCGGTGAACTGGTCGGCGATGATGAGCTGCACCGCGCGCGACGGGCGGCCCATCATGTCCAGCACCTCGAACGCGGTCGCAGTCACCACGCCCGCAATGTCCAGCGCGCGGGACTGGATCGCAGCGATCGTTCCACGGCGTGCCGTGGTGAAGAACGAGCGGGCACGGGCGCGGAGGCTGTCGTCCGTCTCGTCGTCCGTTGCGCCAGCCGTCGCGACGGCGTTGGTGACCGCGAGTCCGGCCGGCGCTCCGGTGATCGGTGTGATGATGGACGTGATCGTGCCGATCGCTGCCTGCTGGCTCGACCCGGCGAGTACGGAGCGGATCGCGACCGTGATCGGTCCTGCGGTCCCGGCAGGGAACGTCGTGGTGACGGTCGTGATGTACTGCCGCCCGTCGCTGGTCCCGAGGACTGTGCCGGCGGGGATCGAGAACGCCCCCGCTGCGGGTGCGGCGAGCGAGAAGTTCACCGAACCGACGGCAGCGGACGCGACCTTGCGGACGATCCCGTAGCGATCGAACACGAGCCGGTCGAGGTCCTGCCCCGTCGCGGAGTCGAGGAACAACGAGGCCGCGACGAGCGCGAGCTGCCCGGTGACTTCGTCACCGACAGCGGCCGCAGCGGCATTGAAGATGTTGGTCTCGGTGCCCGGTGTATCGACAACGGCTTCGGTGAGCTTCGCGTTGCGCGCGAGCATCTCGTCCCGGCCGATGCGGAACAGGTCATCGAACGATGGAAGGTCAGGCATGGCTCGGCTCCATCATAGCTGCACACCGCCATTCAGGGAGAGGGACTGCACGACCTGCACCGTGCTGCCGGTGTTGGTGAGCACCGCGTCCACTGTGATCGTGAGGATGCCGAGCGCGTTGTTCCACGTCGTCTGCACGCCTGCGCTGTCGATCACAGGGATCGCTTCAATCGTACGAATCAGATCTGCTTTCAATCGTCCCAACTTCGACGGTGTGACGATCAGCTTATTGTTCATTCCAAAGCCGTAATCAGGCAGATGGAAGAACCCGCCAACGCTCGTCGTGATGGCGCGGATGATGAGCTTCTCGGCGAGCGCTGCACCGCCCTCGGTCGCGTAGTCGCCGCCGGGTGTCGTAGTGACGGTGCCTGGCACGCCCGCAGTCTGCGGATTCGCGGCGTCGAAGTCAGTGACGCCTGCGTCGTCGTACGGCTTGCTCGCAGCCTCGAGTCCCGGGAACGTGAAGCTCTCGGGTGAGCTGATCGTGTTGCCCGATGCGTCGACGAGCGTCGTCGAGCTGACCGTGTGCGAGACCCGCCACCCTGCAAGGGGCTCGAGTGTGCGGATCTCGAACTGAATCGAGGACAGCATGCGCACGGTGAGGATCGTGAGCTGCGCGCCAGTGTCCCCGCGCACGATCGACCACGTCTGCGGGTTGAGCGCATCGCCGACACTGATGGAGGACTGCGCGAGCGGTGGCTCGGTCAGCGTGGCAATGACTGTGTGCGTGCTCGTCGCCATCGCGAACGTGAGACCGAGCGGAGGTCCGCCGCCGAGGCCACCCAGTCCGCCCCACGGCCCCAGCCCGAACGTGCCTGTGCCCCACGCTCCGCTCATTGACCCTTCACCTTTGTCGAGAGGTAGGTGGTGTGCGCGTCTTGGAAGATCGAGATGGAGATACCGAACTGCGCAATCGCTGTCGCCAGTGTGCTCGCTGCGGTCGCAGCCTCGGAGTGGAGCACAGGGTTCGTCGGCGTACCGGTTCCCAGCGCCGTAGCGTACGCGGCGAGCGCAGACTGCATGGTGTTGAGCGCGGTGAGGAAGTCGCTCAACGAGTTCGCGTAGTCGTTACCCCTCACGTACGCCTGCGAGCCGTCCTGCATCTTCACCAGGGCGCCGGCGGTGAGGTTCACGTTCGTATTGCCCTCGACCGTAATGTCGATCTCACCAGTGTCGCCGGACGTGATGAGGCGGAGCTTCTGCCCCGGCTCGACGCGGATCACACGATCGTTGGTCGGTACGTCCGAGCCGTTGTCCTGCTGCGCAGCCTTGAAGTCGGCGCTGGGATGGTCCGCACCGCTCCACATGCGCGCGATGATGACGGGTCCGGTGTTCGGGTCGCCGTTCGGCACAGCCACGAGCACGATGTCGTCGACGTGCAGCGGTGCCCAGTCGCCGAAGCCGTTGCCTGCGTACGAAGTGCCTACGAGCGCAGTCTCGAGCTCGCCGGTCGGCATGAACTTCACGTCCGCGAAGATCCCGTGGACCGAGTCGAACCCGAGCTGCACCACCGATGCGAGCGTGATCCACACCCGCGGGTCGATCCCCGGGCGCTGCACGAGCGCGCTGAGACGCGACGGATCGAACGTGCGACGGATGCTGCTACGCGGTGCCATCAGCCACCGCTCCCGCCGTTCGTGTTCACGGCCGCAGTTTCGAGCGCACCGAGGATCGCGCCCGCAGCTCCCCCGAGCGCCGCCGTTGCGCCGCCGGCGACGGCGACCGCGACGATCTCGCCTGCGGTGGTGCTCACGCCGTCGGGGACCATGCGCGCTTCGTAGTAGTTCTGGAAGTCGAAGTCGATGTCCAGCGCCTCGGCTGCGGTCCAGGTGTACTTCACCGTGGACACGCGGAACGCGCGCTGCGTGGGGGCGCTCTGCCCGCGCGAGGTTGCGACGATCACCTCGGCCAGCCGTCGGTCGCCGATGCGCGAGGCGATCTCGTTGACCTGTGCCTCGAACGGTGTGCGGTAGTGGTCGGTCACAGTGGACACGAGGGGCTGGCGCGCCCGCAGCTCCCGCACGTCGGTGTAGAACTCCACCGCGTCTCCGGGCTGCAACCGCAGCAGGTCAGGGTCAGAGTTGTCGCCGCCGAGCGACGCCAGGTTCCGCGTGCTCGCGTTGCCCGTGAACTCGAGCCGGGCGATCTGCTCGTACAGGTTGCGCGCGATCTCCTGCAACCGTCCCTGGTCATGGATGCCTGGCACGGGCAGCGTGAGGATCTCCTCCTGCGACTGCTGCCCGCCCGGAGCAGTGCGGTTGCGGCGCGCGGCTGCGGGTGCAGTCGGCATCGGCCACTGCGCCTGAATCACGTTGTCCAGGCCGCGATGCAGCGCCGTGACCGATACGCAGCGCACGGTCTTCGGCTTCGCGTATCCGCCGAACTTGCGGCTGAAGTGCAGCTTCTGGATGTCGCGCCCGTAGACGAGACGGCGCACGTTGAACGTGGTGTTCGTGCCTGGAACGGTGCGCGGCTGCCCGTTCGCGAACGGCGTGCGCACGGTCGGGTCGAAGCCCGCGCGCGACTGATCGAAGATCGACCGCGCGGGACGGATCACGAGCGCGGTGCCACGGAAGTACGGGATCGCCCCGACGACATAGCAGAGCTGCACGATCAGATCCCAGAAGCTCATGTTGTTCGAGTCGCCCGGAAGCGACGCACGCCCGCCCGCGCGCTGCCCGCGTGCCCCACGACGATGGCGCGGGACCAGGTCCGCTGCGCTCGGCGCAGGGACAGTCTCGTTGGGCCACTCGGCAGGGTTCGTCTCGACGCTGAACTGGCCGAAGAGCAGGTTGTAGCTGAGGAGCTGCTTCACGACCGTGTTGATCGGCTGCGAGAGATCGAGCTGATCGAGGATCGTGGCGAGCACCCCGGGGGCGACGCCGATCGGTGTGTCCAGCAACGGAGCGCGCATATCGCGTCCGATGAGCGAGACCTCGGCACCGCGGTCCGCCTCATCCACGTCCCACTGGTCGACGTAGGCGACCATCACGAGCGTGTCCTGGCGCGGGTTGCCGTTCGCATCGCGCGTGCGGAGTGTGGACGCGCGCGAGCCGTCGCGTTCCGAGCGCACCATGCCCCGGGCGAAGTCTGCGTGGCTGACCGACCCGAGATGGATCTCGACGGCGCACGCCTGCACCGTCCGCGGGTCGATGGGCAGGTCGCGAAAGTCGAACGTCGCGTTGAACGTGCCCGCCTGACGATACCCGGGGAGCTCCACGGACAGGTGCTTCGGCTGGCGCGAGTAGATGAACGACGCCTGCTGCGAAGCGCGTTGCAGCATTGCCGGCTCCTGCGTCGGCTGTCCGCTGGCACCGTCCTTCGGGACCCTGACGTTGTTGTCGACAGTGTCCGGTGGCGGCGGGTTCGCGTTCGGATTCAGGCTCTCGTCGAAGTAGAGCTTGAAGTTGACCGCGCACGCTGGTCGGAAGGTCGGCATCAGGTCGCCCCCGACGTGAGTCTCGGCACGAGCACGAGCTGACCGCGCGACAGCCGTGTCCCCGAGAGTTCATTGAACACGAGCAGTGGGCGCCACTGCAGACGCGAGCCGTAGAAGCGCTCCGCCACCGTGCGCAGGTCATCTCCTTCGCGCGCCGCATACACCCCGATGAGCTGGCTCTGGAGCGTGCGCGCGAGGGCAGCGCGCCGGGCAGCGGCCGTGCGTGCAAGCGTGCGCGCAGCACGGCGCGAGGTCGCAGCGTACGCTTCCGCGGCCACGACCTTGCCCAGCGGCAACGCTGCAATAGACCCCACAGCGGGGTCGCCTCCGCTCACGAGAGCGCGGGGTGGCTGCGCGTCGAAGGTCGCTGCAACACCGCCCGCGGTCGCGACCACGTTGTTCGTGGCTGCGAACACGCGACGTGCGGAATCGGGCGGCGTGGTGACGCCGGTGTACTGGACAGCGACGGCGTTCGCAGCGTCCTTCACTGCGTCCGCGATCGACGCGAGGCCCTCGAGCAGCTCGGTGTTGAACTTCTGCGGCACCGGCATCGGCGCCTTCATCGCTGCGTTCTGCAGCTCGTTGTTCTGCCCCGTCATCAGCGCGCTGGTGTCGGCTGCGGAGTTCACCTGATCGAGCACTGCGGGAGCGGTGTGCTCGCCGAGCGAGATCCACTCGAACTCCATCGTCCATGCGCAGTCCTTCAGGTTGTGCCACTCCTGACGGAACTTCGTGAGGTAGCCGCGGCGCGTGATCTCGTTCCAGGTGACTTCGATCTCCTGCCCCTGGCGACGGATGTCGTCCATGAGCTTCACCGCAGCCATCGTGGTCGTGATCTGGTCACCGTTGACCACGAAGGGCGCCGTGTTCCCGACGTTCGGGCCGGAGAGATACATCTCCTTCCAGAAGCCGTTGATCGACGTCGTACCCTCGCTCGCGCCCAGTACGGTGCCGGTGCCCTCCGGGTTGCCCGGGTTCCACGTGATCTCGACGCGCTGGTTGCCCTCGAGCGAGAACGGCCGGTACGGCAGCGCGCGCCCTGCGAGTGTGACGAAGCGCTCGAGCCCGGTGAGCTCCCGGATCTCGAAGACTGCGGCTGTGAGGATGTTGACGTCCGTGGTCATGGCACCACCGCGTGCTGCGGTTCGAGCTGTCCGCTGAGACGACGATCAGCCGACCCTGCGATGTCGCGCGCGAACGCGACCGCGATGCGATCCGGGTCGTATCCCTCCGTGAACTTCTGCGTGATGTCGAAGCGCGAGTAGCGGAAGTCCTGCACCGTGTGCGCGCCCCCTCGCGCCTGCGGCGTGGCGTGCGCTGCATTCCGCATCGCGTGTCGTGCGGTCGCGGTGATCGCGTTGCCGAATGAGTCGACCATCTGATGGAAGCCGCGCGAGGCGTCGCCCATCCCGCCGAGCTCGGTTGTGTCTGACGGCTTCGCTTCGCGGTTCACGGAACGGTTGCGACCCGAGAGCGCCTGCTCGATCGACGTCGCCTGATTGTTGAGCAGTCGGTCGTGCGCCGAGTCCACGAGTCCGAGCGTCACCATGCTCGTCAGCGCGTCCTGCACGGCGGTGCTGACGGTCTCGCCCGACACACGCCCGCCGGTCGCGCGCGAGATCCAGTCGCCGAGGCGCGACACCCACGTGTCCAGGTTCAGCACGACCGAGGACACGGCGCTCGCGAGACCGCCGAGCGCCTGCCCTGCGAGCGAAAACGCAGGGGACAGCGCGCCGCCCACGATCGAGGCGAGTGCGCCGAAGCGCTCCCCGATTGGCCCGACGACTGTCTGCACCGTGTCCGTGAGCCCCTGCAGCGCAGGCATGGCAGCGGCGATACCCTGTTGCAGCCCCTGCCCGAGCGACTCCACGCCCGACATGACGCCCGGGAGCGCGTTCGCGACCATCGAAGCGAACGAGGTCGAGAGCTGCTCGCTCATCGACCAGAGCGGCCGCAGCGAGTCCATGAGCCCTGAGCCGACCGTCGTCATGCGGTCGAAGATCCCGACGAGCTCCTCGGTGTGATCGCGGAGCAGCGCAGTCACACTGCTCACCAGCATGCCGCCGCCCGGTCCGAGCGCGACGCGCCCTGCGACTGCCGCCATCGAGCCGAGGTGCTGCGAGGCGAAGCCTGCGACGCGACCTGCGCCCTCGCGCATGGACTCGAAGCGGCTGTGCAGCTCGCCCGCCATGTGCACCGCGCGGTTGAACCCACCGACGATCTGCTCGCTGATGTTGCGGCCGATGTCCTGGATGCGCTCCTGGTTCTGACCGAGCAGGTCGTTGATGCTGCTGAGCGCGTGCTTCGCGGCGTCGAACAGCGGTGCGGTCGCCGCGCGCGTCATCTGCGTCGCGTACTGCGAGAACGTGCCGGAGATCGCGTCCCACGTGTCGCCCATGCGATCGAGGAGCGGCTGGTAGGAACGCATGAAGGCGAGCAGGTGCTCGTGCCGTTGCTGCACGTTCATGTGATTGAACGCTTCGGCCGAGATGTGCTGCTGCCCTGCGATCGTCTGCCAGAGACGGACCTCCGCACCCGCGTGCCCTTGCAGGATGCGCATGAGGTCCATGCCTGCCTGCTGCGCGTCCTCCTGGTTCGACGCGGCGATGGCAGTCATGTGATTCGTGAAGTTCGCGATCTCGTCCATCGACCCGAACCCGGCGTTCATCGCTGCGGGCAGGGCGGTACGGAACGCTGCGATGTAGTCCTCGGCGGAGCCGGGGAGCGCGGCCGCGTCGCGGTTGATCTGATCCATCAGGCGCGCGGACTCGGACATGCCCTCCTCGAACGACCCGACGGCGCCCATCGACACCATCGTTCCGACGATCGAGTTCCGCATGCCCTCGGCCGCGGACTGCATCTCCATCATGCTGCGCGCCGCCATGCCGACGCCGGCGACGCTGAGCATGGCGGTGAGCGGAGCCGCGAGCCCGCTGAGGGAGCGAGCAGCGTTCTGCGCCGCGCCCGCCATGCTCCCCAGTGCACGCTGCGCCGACGCGATGCCGCCGACCTTGAACAGGGTCTCTACTGTCCTGGTCACGTCAGCCATCAGTCAGGGTCCTCCCGTTCGGTCCTTCGGAGATGAGGATGCGCGCGATGGCGTCGTTGAACTTCCGCAGTTCGACGATCGTGAGAGCCCGCCCCAGGGTCATCTGGGGCGGTGTGCTCCCGTAGCGCGCTGCGTATGCGATCGCGTCCCAGAGACCGTCCTCGACATCCCGCAGCTCGTCGCGGACGGTGGCGATGGCTACGAAACCTAGACCTGGATCTCGCAGCTCTCGAGAAAACCGACGGCTTCCTCGTCCTTCGCGACGTGGTGCTTGGTGTACGCACGCACGATGAGGTCCCGCATGATCGGGTCCATCTTCGCCCACTCACGCTCGGCGGTGCCGTTGAACGTGCTGACGACCATCTTCGAGCTGCCGCGCTCGATGAGTCGCAGCGATTCCTTCGCGAGCTCCTGATGGAGCGCGACCGCGCTGCCGTTGACCGCTGCGGTGCGATCGACGGCGAGCATCTGCTCTCCGGGCAGGAGCTTCACGATGCCGATCTTCGTGATGCCGTCCGCGATGGACACGAGGCCCTTCGGGATGGAGTGCACGTACATCGGACGGCTCTCGGCCGCCGGCGCTGCGGGGTTGTTGGACTGCGCTGCGAGTTCGGGATTGAGGATCGTCGTCGACATCTCAGATCACCTGCGCGTCCATGGCTTCCCACGGGAACTTGATCGTGCCGAAGTCCGAGCGCGATCCGAAGTTCATCGGGATCTCACCGGCCGAGATGTCGGGAACGACGACGCGAGCCTTCGTCCCGCCACCGAAGTTGATCGTGGCCTTGGTGTTGATCTGCACACCTGGCTCGCGACGGCGCGCCTTGTTGATGAACGCAGTGACGATGTTGAAGATCGCCTTGTTCTCGAAGTGGAACTCCTGCGATCCCGAGACGCCGCGGTAGATCGAGTCGCGACGGTCGCTCGTCTCGCCGAGGTAGCCTTCCTTCTGGATCTCGAGCTGCCAGCCCATCTCGAACGAGCGCACATCGGTCGTCGCGATCTGCGGCACGTTGTCGACAGCGAACAGGGTCTCGACTTCCTGCCCACGTACGCGGTTTGCCATGACGGTCTCTCCGGGTTGAAAAGGAAAAGGCCAGGAGGGCCTTGCGGCTGTCTCCCGGCCCTATCCGCCCTCGCAAGGGCGTGTGGTCGGCGTTGGGTCCGTATCCCAGCGAAGCGATGATACCGCCCCCTACGGGGAGCGCAAGGGCTACCGGCGGTTCGTGATGACGACGCCGGCGCCGATGCTCGTCTGAAGGACGAAGTTCTTCTGCGACTGGAGCAGCGTGACCTGGACCACGAAGACCGTGATGCCGGCCGCTGTGAGGTCCGCCGTCTGCGCGCTCGTCGGATCGACCGCGTAGTCCACGATGCGCTGCTGGGCCGGGTTGTTCGGCGACTTCAGCCCTTCGAGGAACGCGACGATCTCGCCGAACTCGGTCTCGATGAGCTGCGTCGTCTGATTGAGCTTCGAGTACGGCTTCATCGCGATCGCGATGCTGTCCTCGATGTAGTCGGCCATGCGGTCGCCCGCGATGTCGACTTCGCTCGAGACGAGGGACGTGGTGACGCCCGACTCGATCTCCGGCTGGTTCGTTCCCGGGTCGATGAACAGCGCGGCCACACCCGCTGCCTTCAGCGCGATGTAGTCGTTCATCTGCAGGTCGGGGATGCCGCGACCGTAACCCGTGACCGAAGCGAGCAGCGTCGGCACCGGCGGTGCCGTCTGGCCCGGGTTGTTCTCGGGCGGCAGGTTGGACTCGAGCGACGCGAGCCACTCGTCGAACGGCGTGTCGAGCGTGCCGTCGAGCACCGTGCTGCCGTCCGCGCCGGTGAGCGCGAAGCCGACCGCCTCGGGGATCGTCGTGGTGCAGTAGGGCCACGAGTAGTCGATGTGCTCGCTGCGGTTCGCGCCGACGCCAGGCTCGGTGTTCACGATGACCGAGCTCGTCGCCTGCACACCGAGATCCGGCGCGCAGATACCGCGGCGCGTGAGACCGGCCGCGCGTGCTGCGAGCACGTGCGCCTTGATCTTCTCGCGGATCGTGGCGCGCTTGCGCGACGCGAGCACGATCTTGATGCCGTTCGCCGGTGCCTTCTGCGAGAGCATCGCGTCGATCGCCGCCGTGTAGCGCGCGTCGAGCTGTGCGGTGCCGGCGCCGTTGTTCACATGGATGTTCGCGTCGTAGACGACGGAGTGGTTGCCAGCACCGTCACCGGTCGTCGGCGAGGTCATGCCCGTCAGGCCCGACAGCGGGTCCCACGCCGTGGCCGTGTCCGTCGACGGCACGACCGAGGGCGTGAGCGACGTGCTGATCGCGATGCTCGCGTCGATCGGGCGCACAGGCACGCTGAACCCGGACGCGGTTGCGATGGCGACGTGCTGCGAGCTGACCGCGCCCGCAGTGTCCGCCGTCGCTGCAACGTGGATGCGGTACGGCAGGTTGGTCGTCGGCGAGTTCGTCCAGTTGAAGTTCGAGCCGTCGAGCATCTCGAGTTCGAGGTGCGTGGCGTCGGTGACTGCCTGCACGCGGTAGGTGCCTGCGTTCGAGCCGAGCCCCAGCGCACCGCCGATGACGCCGAGGACGACGATGTCACCGACCTTCACGCCGTTCGCGATGAAGTTGCCGCCAGCCGACAGGAAGGTCTGGTGTGCAGCCGGACCACCGCCTGCCGTCACGCTGCCATCGACACCGGAGAGGTACGCCGCCTGCCCGCCGAATGAGAACGCGGACGCAACGCGCACGCGATGCCCGCCACCGTCGACGAACTGGCGACCTGCGGCGACCGTCGCAGCCTGCACCGGGACGATGGGCTGGGGGATCGTCGCGCTCTGGTTGGTCGGGAGGTGACGCCAGAAGCGCACGCCGTACGACGACTGCCCTGCAGTCGCGGGCGTGATGTTGTCGACCGGCACGCACACCAGGCCAGCGAACGCCTTGTTGCGGAGCGAGACGAAGCCGTTGCCCATCTCGCCGCCGAAGTTGCCGAGCAGCTCGTCGAAGCCTCCGAGCTTGTTCTGCACGTCCTGCGGCACGATGATCTGCACCGCGCGCGGGTTCGAGCTGATCTGCCCCGTCGTCGCGCTCACCTTCACCGCGTACGTGGCGTCGGCGAACTCGCCGGCGAGTCCGACGGTGCCCTGCTGGACACCGTTGATCGGCGACGGCGGCGGGAGCCGAACGATGACCGGCCCCTCGATCTGCGAGATCACATCGTTGCCCGGGTAGTACCCGTCGTAGCGTCGCACGAAAGACATCGCTCTACTCCTGCGTGGTGTTCACTCCGCGATGGCTCGCGGGAGTGCTTGAACTGTTGAACGACATAGGCACTCGCGTCTGCATACGAACGCCCGGACCCAGCACGCGCACCAAGGGCACGCGGCCCGTGAGCACGAAGACAGCCTTCCGATACCGACGCTTCGCGTCTTCTTCGGAATCAAGATAGCTCATTCCGAGCACATTGAATTCCGCAATCTGCCCGTGATAGTGCGGCAAATAAAGGCGGAAGCCGTAGAGCCACTCCACGGGATTGAATGCGTCCTCGAGCATGCCGACGACGGCCATGCGCTGCCCGGGATCCTGGCACCACAGCTCCACGGTGATCTGGAGCACGCACTCGTTGGGCAGGATGTACTGGGTGTTGGTCGCCCCGTCGGTGCGCGTCGTGGGCGTCATCGGCGACTCTTCGTCGCCGCCGTAGCTCATCGTGTCCATCGAGTACACCGCGGCAGAGGGGAACGCGAGACGCTCCTCCGCTTCGGCCCAGGTGTCGGTGACGTGCTTGAAGCGCTCGCTGCGCCCGCCGTCCCAGTCGATCGAGAGCTGCTCGATGTACTCCTGCAGACCGCGTGTCATCGCCGTGCGTGCGTCGGTCTCGCGCACGAGCGTGAACTCCGGTCCCGGCAGCGGCGCTTCGGGGCTCGTGATGAGCACGGTGCCACCGGGAGGCGGCGGTGCTTCGTTCGGGTCGCGCGTGTAGCTCATCGCCCCGCGCTCTCCGAGAGGACCTTGTCCAACTCCTTCTCGAACTCCTCGACGAAGAAGTCGGCCATCTTCCGCATCGCTTCCGGTGCGGTCATCACGTAGCGCCCCACGAGGCCGCGACGCGCAATCGCTCGAGCGATCGGGTATGCGGCAGCGCGTGCGTCCTTCTCGTCCAGCCCGAGCCGGCGCTGCGCCCAGCGTGCGATCGCCTCACGCGGGGGCACCTTGCCGGTGCGGCGACCGAGCTCGATCACGCCCGCGTACTTCGACGAGTTGTAGACCGACGCGCCCTGTGGCGACTGCCCCGTGCGCCACGCGCGCAGGTACGCACCGGTGTTGACTGCGCCGCCCGAGCCGATGCCCGAAGGGTTCGCCGGCATCGCGGTGCGGGTGCGTTGCTGCATGTACGCGACAGAGCGCATGGCGGCGGAGAGGGACGCGCGGCGCAGCACGAGGTTGAGGCGCGAGCCGAGCTTCTTCTCCAGCTTGCCGAGGTCGCCGAGGTTGACCGTGATCGCGACGGGGCCAGCCATCAGTCGCTCCCCGGCGTCCCGGTGACGCGATCGCGCTCCTCGCCTGCCTTCATCAGCGCCACCGACCACCCGAAGCGGGTCGGGTTGTAGTTCGGCACGCCGCTCACCGTGTACCGACGCTGCACCGCCATCTGCGGCAGCGGACGCGGGAAGGTGATCTCCCAGTAGAAGTTCTCGTCGCTCGGAATCGGCTCGCCCTGCGGCCCCACGCCCACGAGCTGGTCCTCCGTGTACGCCGGCGAGATGTCGGTCACACGGATGGTGCCGACTTCGTCGAGACCTGCGGACTGGAGCACCTGGTTCATCGAGTCAAGCGCCTGCACCTTCGGCGTCGGCAGGATCGGCGTCACCGAGACGACCTCTTCGGTGCCGTGGTTGCGGCGGCCACCGCTCCAGCGCGTGCGCACGAGCGACACCTGGTACGGCACGCCGCCGAGCCGCGTCCTCAGGTCGCGGATCCTGTCGGCTACGGGCGTGAGCTTCTGCACCAGCGTGTTCGCGTACTGGTCCCCGGTGAGGTTCGTGAATGGTGCGCGCGGCTTGGTCACATCCGCACCCGGCCGTTGCCGGCGCCGGCCCCGTTACGGAACCGCGCTGCGAACGGATAGAAGGGAACGCCGAGCGTGTCGCAGAGCAGGTTCGCGTAGAACACGAGCTCGCGGCGCAGCAGGTCGGGGTGCGTCTCGCCGCGCTTCGCATCGCGCAACGTCATGTCGCCCATGCGTGCTGCAACGAGGAAGTCCTGGGCCTCGACGAGCTTGCCGAAGATCAGGTTGTCGAGAATCCCGAGGATCATCTGCACGCGAGGCACAGCGATCGCCGGGACCTGGTTCATCGCCTCTTCGACAAGGAAGAGGGTCTGCATCGGAACAGCGAGACCGAATTGGAGCGAGGCGGCAGACGACGTCGAGACGTAGCCGAGATGGAACTTGACGCGGTCACGGTCCAGTGGGCTGAGCGACACGACGAATCACTACCTCCTCCAACGTCACTCGGGCATCGGCTGCAGGAGCACGCCCTGCGCGCGGAGCTGTTCGATGTCGTACGAATGGTTCGACACGATCTTGCCCTTGCGGAGCTGCGTCGACTGCCATCCCGCGTTGCCGATGCGAACGATCTTGTCGTTCAGCACTAGGTACTTCTGCTCCTTCACCGCGGGAGGCGGCGGAGGTGCAGGCGGCGGGGGCAGCGACTCCGACTTCGGAGCTTCGGGCTCGGGCGGCGGTTCGGGAGCCACGGCGGACTGCGCCATCACCGGTGTGCCGGCGGTCTCGCTCCCCATCTTCGCGAGCTCGAGCGGATCGCTGGGAGGGGTTGCGGTCGAGGGCTTCTTCGGTGCGGGTCCAGCCATGGCTTCCTTCCTTCGGACTCCTCCGCGTCTGTTCGCGCGGGGTGAAAAGGTGATGGCGGCGTCTGTGCGGATCGGTGTCTCGGTGTGACCGGCATAACCCTGCCGTGGGGAACCGAGTCTTGGTCTGCGCGTCTGCCAGGTCCGTGAAACTTGCGAGAGTCACTGCAACCCTTGAAGTGGTACGAGCGCCGAAGCGCTGACTACTTCACGCCATCGGAGACAGGGAGCGGTTCCATGGTCAATGACCAGGGTTTGCTCCCGAACAGGGTGGAGGATCGAACGCAGGAGACCAGTCCTGCACGGATCACAGCACCCAAGGGACGACCGACCATTGGCACGGTCCGGCCCCGAAGGGACAGACACAGGTCGGGTGAGTGCCGAGCTGCCTTGCCGGGCGTGCTCGAAAGAAGAACCGAAGGTTCTTCGCACTCGAAGGTGGGCCCGAAGGCCCACACACCTTGCCGGCGCTACGCGCCGGTTGAACGTACACCGCCTCCTGCGGTTTGAGCTGCGCCCGCTTTCGCTGCGCGGTCCGTATTGCATGGCAGTTCGCGCAGACAAGATCGCACTTGGCGATCTCCGCGAGAACGCGCGCATGCGTCGACCGTGCCCGCATGCTGATGTTGAACGACTTCATTTCGCCAGGCCGATGATCGAACTGCATGCACTCCGACGGAAACGTTCCGCCGCAATCCATGCACGGCTTCGCTTTCTGCTCGGCAAGCCACGCAGCCTTTTGGCGCATGTGCTTGCGCGAACGTACACGCGCGGGCGAGTCCGGGTGTGCCTCGGCGCGTGCGTTTTGCTGCGCGCGCACCTTGGAGCGATAGTCCGGGTCGGCCATCTTCCTGACCGTCCACTCGCGCATGTAGGCGTTGTATCGCAGCCGCTGATGGTAGTCCGTGAGGGACTCCCCTAGCTTCTGCGGTGACGCCGGGGCAGTGAGTGGTTGCGGACATCGTGTGTACCCGTGGTCTCCGTTACAGATCTTGCAGCCCATGCGCTGAGCTACCATGCCCAGCGCACAGACTACAAGCGTTCGTCACGCATGCACCAACGAAACAAAGCGCTTGTAGCGCGCCGCGTCGCCCGTGGCGGCGTCCGTGCGGACAGGCCAGTCGGCGAACAGCGACCACGCCATCGACACGATCTGCTGGAGGCGGTCGATCGGGGCGCGGATGATGAGCTTGATGCGCTCGCTCAGCACCTCGATGCCGTTGTTGGAGATCGACGGCTGACCGACCTTGCCGTTCAGACCGGCTTCGGTGATGAGCGCGTCCTGGTCCATCCAGTATTCGTAGATGCCGCCCTGGCCCGTGAAGAGCGCGCGGAACAGCGGCGTGCCGGTCGCGGCGTTGCCGTTGTTGAACAGCTCGGGCGCGAACGGATCGCGCTGATCGAACGTCGCCGTCGAACCACCGACCACCGTCGTCGACTGCGGGCACTCGGTGTTGTTCAGGAAGAGGATCCCCATGAACTCGCCGAGGGCGTACTGCCGATAATAGTAGTAGTCCGGCAGCGCCGTGTTGAGGCGCTGGAACTCGGCGGTGTCGTACAGGCGCGCCTGCGTCACCGGGCTCATGTGGCAGTGGTAACGGCCGTCGGGATGGACGGGCACGTTGTTCTGCTGGAGGTTCGTGAGGCACGAACGCACGTCCGTGAACGTGGGCACGTCCGTCGAACCGACGTCGTCGACCTTGTTGCCGCCGCCGACGAGCACGAGATCGCTGCGGTCGATCGTCTTCACGAACGCGCGGTCGAGCACGTTGGTGACGTTGCCGCTCAGCGTGATCGTGCCGGGGCCGGTTTCGTCCCCGGGGGTGTCCGCCTGGAACGCGATGATGCTGAACGTCGCCGCCGCGCCGTTGTCGAAGATCGAGACGGACAGCGGGTTGTTCGTCGACACGAGGTCGAACTTCACCTGCGCGCCGTTCGCGAGGTTCGGATTGCGGGCGCGCGTGAGGCCGTTGAGGCGCTTCACGCGGATCGTCGCGACGCCGGCGAACGGACCGTCGACAACCGTCCAGCCGGACTCGGCCGCGTTATACATGCGGTCGCGAACGGCGCGGTTGATCGCCTGCGACGCCGCGAGACCGAGGCGACGCGCGTTCGACAGGAACAGCTTGCCCAGCGCCACGGCGTCGGTCGGCATCGCGGTGTCGATGGCCGGCTTGCCGTACTGCTGGATCTGGGCCGTCCACTGCTCGAACGGAGCGGTGGCTGTGTCCGGGTCCTGTCCCGGGATCAGCGGCGACGCATCCGGCGGGATCAGACCTTCACCGGTGAACACCATCGTGTCACCGACGTTGCCCGGCCACTTCTGCGGCACAGCCTCGCCGCGGAACATGAGGCGGGGGAAGAGCGCGTTGTGGAACACACGCTCGAGGAGGCCGTCCTGCACGATGGCTCGGACGGTGGGTGTCTGCGCGATGACAGAAAAGTCGGGCACGGTTTCTCTCCTGGTACGCCCACCATCCGGGTGAGCGGTCGTTGCTTCGTCTCTTCAAGGCACCGCGCAGTCTTCGCCGTGCCCTGCGAATCAGTCTGCGAGGGTCGGATCGAGTCCGAGTTCCTCCATGCGCTTGCGCAGCTCTGCCGGGCTCATGTCGCGGGCGTTCTTCGCACTGCCGTTTGCGGGCGGTGCAGGAGGCGCCGGGTTCGCTCCGGGCTGCTTCGTCGCCGGCACGCCCGAACCGTTGCCGGTCGAGGCAGGCTTCACGACGGGAGCGGGAGCTGCGGTCTGCTCGCCGAAGAGGTACGGGCGCTGCTCACGGAGCTGGTCCCAATACTTCGCTTCGTCGAACTTCGCGAGGCGGTCGTGGTACGCCTTGTTGTCTTCGCCTTCCATGCGCTGCGGAATCGACTTGCGCAGGAGTGCGACGGCAACGTCAGGGTCCTTCACACCGGCCTTCACGGCGCTCAGATGGAGCTCGAGCTCACCCTGCTTTTCGAGCGAGGTGCGTTCGATCTCGCGCGCCTTCTTGGCGAGACGCGAGTTCTCCTTCTGGAGCGTACGGACGCGGTCCTCCAGCTCCTTGATCTGGCGCTGGTAGGCTTCGGCTTCGCGACGGCTCGCACCGTTGCTCTGCCCGCCTTGCGCCGGAGCCTGTTGCTGAGGACGGCTTGCGGGAGCGCGCTTCGCCTGTGCCGCTGCCTGCTTCATCTCCTCGTAGGAGTTGAAACCGGCAGCCTTGGCTTCGGCGTCGAGCTTCGTCAGTGCCTCGCGCATGCCACGCTCGCGCTGTTCCTTCTTCAGCGCGGCGATCGTGCTCGGGGCCATGAACTGCCCACGCGGGTTGTTGGCGCCCTGTCCGTTACCGGACGTGGGTGCCTGCTGCTGGCCCTCGATACCGCCTTCGGTATTCGGGGCGTTCGGATCTGCTTCACCGGGCATCGCTTGGTCTCTCTTCTGTCTGCCCTGGGGTGTCCCGTCTCTGGTCTTTCCGACTGTTTACCGTCGTCGTCACGTTAGTGAGGGCGAGGGCACTGTCGGGCTGAACGTCGATGGAACCAGGGATGCCGTTGGACGGACGTTGTCAGACTCAAACCCGCCCCGGCTCAGTCCGGGGATCGGGAGTGACTCAATCAGGTGCTCGGCGCCCAGCCGGTGCCGAGATCGTTCAGCGCGCGCGGGCTGTACTCGATCGTGAAGCCCGTCACCGTGCCCTCGAACGTGAGCGTCTTGCCGTCGTCGCTGAGCAGCGCGATGCCGGGGCCGGTCGCTCCTGGAGCACCTGCGGTGCCGCCGGCGTCGGTCACGACACGCGGGCCGAGTGCGCCGGTGCCGACTGCGGTCACGCGGAGCGTGGTCACCGAGCGGATCGGGGGCAGCGCGCTGGCCGGAACTTCGCCCGCGGGGAGACCGGTCACGGTCGCCTTCGCGAACACAGCGGCCGACGTGAGGTCGAACGAGTTCGCAGCGGTGAGTCCCGTCACGACGGCCTTCACCGGCGACATCATGGTTCCGAGCGCGATCTTCTTGAGCGCGTCCGCCAGCGTGTTCGGATTCGCCTCGTTGAGGATCGTCTGGATGGTTTCGGCGAAGGTCTTGGTGGTCGTGGTCACGATGAACTCTCCTAGCGGACTACGCCGCTTCTCCGAGGATGACGTCTACGAACGTTTCAACGCCAGGCGAGCGCGTCACGTCGATCGCAGTGATCGGAACCGTGCCCGTCATGACGTAGAAGAACGAGTCGACAGGGATCGACTGAGTCGCCCCTGCCGCTGAGGTCACGCGCAACGTGACCGGACCGCCAGTGACCTTCACCATCAGCACGTTCACGTTCGCGATCGCGCCGAGGGAGATGGGCACCGCGGCGTCCGCCGTTAGGTCGTACTGACCCGGGTCGGACAGCCGCTTGAGGACGAGCGACTCCGCGATCTGCGCAAGCACGGACGGCTGCGCCGACGCCGACGGATCGGTCGGTGTCGACTGCAACGTGCCCGTGAATTGCAGAAAGTCGGTCATGGCTCAGATCAGAGTCCGCCGATCTTGAACGGGGAGCTCTCGTCGCCCTGGGGCAACATCGGGATCTTCTTCTCGACAGGCATGGTGACCGTCGGGTCCGAGTAGCTCCCGTGCTGCTGGTCGTACACGTCGCGCGGGTCGTGCGTCTTGTCGATGCCGACCTTGCTCGCGAGATCGTCGTTGGGCGTGCTCATCGTCGTCGTCTCCGTGCGCATGCGGTGACACCGCTGCGCGGTGTAGTTCTCAGCGCTTCCCGTTCATCGCCCCGAAGGGCGGCGGGTTGGTCACCGGGGGCTCCGGCACAGACAGGTCCGCAGGGTTGCTGTCGACGTAACGGCCGTGCTGCGCATCGTACGCATCGCGGGGATCGTTCGTACCCTTGTCCAGACCGACCTTGCCTGCGAGATCGTCGTTGGGCGTCGCCATGGTCACTTGCCTCCGGTGAGCTTGAACGGCGGCGGGTTGACCAGCGCGTCGACCGAGTCGCCGGCTTCGAGGTCCATGCGCGCACGCGCAGCTTCGCTCGGGTCGGTGTACCCGGCCTGTGCCGACTGCGGACCGAGGGGCGAGTACGCCTGCCCATCGAACCCGCTCGGGACAGTACCCTTCTGGAGTGCGAGCTCTCGCACGTTGCGGAACGTCTTGGGCATCAGCGCTTCCCCATGAGAGGCCCGAACGGCGTCGGACCGGAATCGGGCGGCTCGCGCTCTGCGTCGCTGATGTTCCCGGCCATGATGCCCTCGGGCATCTGAGCTTGAACGCCGAAACCGAAACGCGCGTTGCCTGCGCGATCAGCTTCGACCTCTCGCTCTGCGAAAGGAACGATCGGAGACACAGGAATCGGCCGCCCACCTGCCATCGTGCTCGCAAGTCTGCGCGCGCTTGTCACAGTGCCGCACGGCAAATAAAGTAGGGCACGCGATGAGAGCGCCACACACTCCCCCTGCCGGTCCCATTCGTATCGAAGCCGCGATCGAGTGTCTCGCACTCACGCTCGGCGTGAACCCTGTCGACGACGTCGCGATTCAGGCATGGGCAGCAGAGCGCCACGTGATCCTCAACGCCCAGCGCAAGGAGTCGAACGACACGCGCTCCCCGGAATGGCTGCGACGCTTCGGCGACGTGAACCCGCGCGTGCGTGAGCGCACGATCATCGGCGAGTCAGTGCCGTCGACGTACGTTGCACCGCAGCCCGTGACGGGCCGCCCGCACGAGCTCCGCATGGACTCCGCGAACGCACTGCTCCTGCGCGCGCACCCTGCACTCGCAGTGCTCCCGTTGCACTTCGCGATGCTCGAGTCTCTGTACGGATTGGATGCGCTGGAGGCAGTGAAGCTGCCGGGGCCGCGCACATGGCACGATTCCCCGGTGTTGGCTGAGCAGCAAAGAGCGGCGGTGAGAAAGCGCGCTGCGGCGCGGTTGGATCGAGCGACGAAGTTGAACTCGGATCAGTAGTCCTCGTCGTCGTCTTCGTCGTCGCCGTAGTCCTCGTCGTCTCCGCTCTCGTCGTCCGAGTCGTCGCCCTCACCGCCACCGGCCGCGTAGACCTGTCCGCAGTGGAACAGGAACCCTGCGACTGCATCGGCGTCGGTGACGAAGCCCTCGTCTTCGAGGTGGTTCGCGAGCGCTTGCGCGTCGTCCTTCGAGACGCCCTTGAGCGACGACTTCATCTCGCTCACGAGGTCATCGGGGAGGGACTCGAGGCAGTCTTCGATCTCCTGCTTGTTCTCGTCGTCGGGGCTCTCGTCACTGGCGAGCATGTCCGCGTCGAGACCTTCGCACTGCTCTTCGACATCGGTCGCGTTGTCCTCGAGCAGCTTCACGAGCTTCGCGTACGACTTCAGATTCTCGGGGAGCTCGGCTGCTTCGTCGGCAGCGGTCTCGTCCTTCTCGTCCATGTCGGGATGGGCTTCATCGTGCGGGTTGCCACCCTTCGGCGGCTTCGCACCACCGCCACCACCCTTCGGTGGCATCACGGGGCCGGACTGACCACCGGCAACTGCGGCGAGCTTCTTGGGGTCGATGGGCATGGTGTGCGTCTCCTGTGAGGGCATGGTTTGCACAACGTCGCAACCTATGCAACTGCGGTTGAGCAGGGCGCGGTAGCGAATCCTCGTTTGAGTGCACAAGTTCTTCGATCACGAGGTGGTTCCCATGATTCGAGCAGCATTCGTTTTCACCGTTCTGTCTTTCGCAGCCTGCGGCCCTGTTTCACCGGAAGTCGTTCCGGTCGCGACAGGTGAAACGGCGTTTCCGGCAGAGCCCGCAGTTGCTCAGCCGATCGACTTCGACGCAGGACCGCAGCCCGACGGACTCGGCACCGCAGTCGTGTACGACGCGAGTGCCGGTGAGGTCGGTGACCTCGGCTACGCTGTCGTGGTAGAGCAGTAGCCCTCGACGACATCGCTGCCGCGAAATGGCTGCTTCGTTTCCGCGCTAGCTTCCGAATGGTTCGGGAGAGGTGCGGCAGGTGACTGACACACCTGGGACCAACGGAGCGGTCATTCCGCGGCAGCGATCACGTCACCGGAACGCGCATCGAGCCGTTCCACTTCCAACCCGGAATCCCCCAGTGCGGACGCCACGGCATTACGGCCGCGCGATCGTTCGGACGGTTCGGCGGGAACTCGTAGTGCAGCCCCCATCGCTCTGACGCGACGCGCTCGTCGGTCGGCATGACGAACGCCTCTCCGGGGCGCGCGACTTGCCCGTGCATCGCCATCGAGTCCGGTGCGACGCGATCGTCGAACGGCTGCCCGGTCGCGTCGTCCACGTGCTCGTTCCAGCGCATCATCATGTCGTCGAGCTCAGTCGATGCGTCGCGCACGGCGTCGTAGGTCGCGCCGTTGTACGCCCACGCTGTCTCGGTGCGCGCGATGCGCTCCGCCTGCCACCACTCCAGGTCGCCGCGGATGCGGATTCGCTCAGTCGTCTCGAGCACGGTCTCGCCCTGCAAGATGCTCTTCGCGAGCTCCTGCTCGAACTGCGTGATGAGCCGTGCGCCGTAGCGCGCCATCGAAGTCTGGATGCGATCAGGCAGCACGCCGTGCCCTTTCGCATTGCGGAGCAGGGAGCGCGTGGGTGCGCCGATGCCGACGAAGCGTGCCGCCTCTTCGACGGGGAGCACGGGCGTCGTTCCGCTGTACCGCTCTTCGAGCTTCGCGATGTTCTGCAGCGTTGAGGAGCGGCCCTCGACCTGTGCCTCGTGCGCGTGATCGACCAGCGCACCGCTCAGCCGCGGCACGAGCTCGCGCACTCTGTCCCGCAGTTGTGCGAGCACGATGCGGCGATGGTGCGCAGTGAACGTGTCCTTGTCGCGACCGCGGAGCAGCGTGCGCGAGCGCCGCTCCATCTCGTCGAGCGACTGCTGGTAGAGCTTGTGCAGACGTGCAGCGCTGCCGCGCTCCGCGACGCGGTTCAGCCGCCGCAGGTGCTCCTGCGCGACTTCGGTGAAGACCTGCGCGCTACGCTTCGCCATCGGCAGACGCCTCGGTGCGGACGCGCATCGCCCACTCCCACACGCGGAGCTTCCAGCCGTACCACATGCGCCGCGCCCACCACTTCATCACGAAGCGCGCGATGCGCACGGCGTTGGCCGGCGAGAGCGAGTGCTGCACGACCACGGCCCCGCGGGTCGCGTCGTGGTAGTAGAGCTCGATCGCGTCGCCGTCGAACACCCACAGTGCGTAGCTCCCGCCGGGTTCGACGAGTCGGACTGCGGTACGCCCGCCAGGACGTCCGCTCTTCGCGATGCGCTCTGCGATGCTCGTGCTGATGCTCATTCAATCCATCTCCGGGTTGTGCACGATGACCTGCCCCGAACCTTCACTCGGGAACTCGATGATCTTCTGCACGCAATGCCCGGCCGCGCAAGTCTCGCAACCGTCTGCGCGGACTTCGTTCACTGTGAATCGGTAGCGGCTACCGTCGAGATCTTCGATCCACTCGTCGCTCACTGCTCGCCCCTTTGCGTGCGTTACGGCGCGCGATCATCTCGCGCAAGTCCATCGCTGCGTCCGCAACGCCGTGCCAGTCCTCTTCGTTGAACTTCATCAGGAGGTACTTCTTCATGAGCTCGATCTTCTCGTCGTCGTTCACTTGTCACCTTCGGGCGTGACCTGCGACGAGTCGATGCCCTCCTCGCGCGCCTCGTTGTGCAGGCGATCGTGGCAGCGGCGGCAGATGGACGTGATCGCGGAGCGCGCGTTCTTGTGCCCCATGCGGCTCATGCGGTCGCTCGAGACGACGCCGGCCTTGTGATGGAGCTGGAGCCCGCCGTTGTCCTTGTTGCCTTTCTCCCCGCACACCTTGCAGCGCCATCCGTCGCGCCGAAAGATGCCGAGCACGAGCGACGGCGACAGCCCGCCCTTCCCTCCGGTCGTGAGCAGCGAGCCTTCCTTCTTCGCCTCGCGTCGCATGCTGCGCAGTGCAGCGCGCTCCTGCGGAGGCAGAAGGTCGCGGCGCGCCCGATCGCTCTTGCGCTGCTCGGCGGTGACGACTCGTGCGAGATGCTCTCCCATCGGGCTGCTCACTTCCTGCCGTGACCGCCGAGGTACTCCTTCTTGCCGGAGCTCGAGACCACGAACGTGCCGCCATGCTTACCACGCTGGAGCGCGTGCATGTGGGCCGCGCCCTGGCCGTGCATGAGAGCGTGGTGCGCGGCGTTCGCTGTCGCCTGCGACTTGCGGGCTGCGAGTGCGTGCTTCGCTGCCTCGAACAGGCTCCCGCGGGACAGCGCGTGCGCAGCCATGTTGCGGTGCTCGGCGGCCTTCTCGGCCTTCAACCCTGAGCGTGCTTCATGACGGCGCTGGTGCTCGGCGGCGATACGGTCGTGGCGAGCTGCGAGCTTCGTCGCACCCTTCTCGCGCGCCATCGCCGCATGCTTGCGATGCGTCTCTGCGATCTCGGCATTGGAGCGACGTCGCGCGCGATCCGCCATGACTACCGCCCCTTCTTCTTGCCGCCCTTGCCAACGTACTCTTTCTTGCCTGTGCGGGAGACGACGAACTCGCCGCCCTTCTTCCCACGCTGCACTATGCCCGGGGCTTTGTGTTCGTGTGGCGCGTTGAGCATCGCTATGTTGTGTGCACTGGCTTGATCCATGTGGCGGCGAGCAAGGTCTTTGTTGCCTGCACGTCGTGCCAACTGAGCCGCATGCGAGTGCGCGTCCGCTGCCGTCCCGTGCGCTTCGACCGTGTCGTGCCGTGCAGCGTGATTCGTTGCCGCTGCCGCACGCTGTGTCGCTTCACGCGATGCTGCAACGTGCGGAGGCACGGCCGCACCTGTCGGCGTGCGCACAGATGCTTCCGCTGTACCGTGGACATGCTCCCACTTACCAGGTCCAGGGTGTGTGAACGCCGTTTGTGCTTCGTTCCACGGTGACGGTGTTCCACTGGAATGGAACTGGTGTACCTCTTTCATCGCCTCCGCGACGTTCGGATGGAACGTGGTCTGACGACCGCTCGTCATCTGCACACCACCGTGCGGATGCGGCGCGATCTCGTATCGTACGGGACGCTCGCCGCGTTCGGTGACGGTCACGGTACGACGACCAGGACCGTGGTCGGTATGCTCGATCTGCGCACTAGGGTATGCCACGACTCAGTTCTCCTTCATGTTCGAGACCGCGGTCTCGACGAGCTCCTGCGTTACACGGTCGGCGGCCGTCGGTCCACTGTAGCCACTGACGATCGGATCGGCGCCCGGACCGCGGTCGATCTCGACGACGGCGTAGCTCGGGCCGTGCGCAGCCGCACGCTCTGCCGCTGCCGCGCAATGCTTGCAGGCGTAGACGGTCGCGATGCGAACGTACGGCACCGGGCGCCCGTCCGAGCCCTTGAACGAGACGAGCATGCGAGCGACTGCGTCCGGGTCGATCTCGCAGAGCAGGCCGAACCCGTTCGGGTCACGCGCCTTCAAGTCCTTCACCGACATGAACGTGCGGATGACGATGCTACCGATGCCGAGCTTGCCGATGCAGCCCGCTTCGATGCCGGCGCACTTCTGCCCCTTGAAGACGTGCGCGGCGTGCGCCTCTTCGGCCGTGAACTTCCCACCGAAGAGCTTCTCACGGTGGATGATCTCGCCGCCTTTCGTTGCGCGGCGTGCTTCCCGATTCGGACCCTTGTTGTGCATGCTGCTCATGAGCGTACGGTAGCGCGGCGTCGCACCGCCGTCACCGGCTCTCCGTACGTCGCGGCGATCATCGCCCATCCCGCAGCCGCGGACCCGGTCGCACGCGGGTTCATGCTGCGGTCGTCGATGTAGAGATCCGCGATCGGCTTGCCCTGCTCCCCGTCGTCGATGGCGTCGAACACACCGGGGAGCTCACGCGCGATGAAGTTCACCATCTGCATGTGCAGGTGGTTGTGGAACTGCATCGAGCGCTGCCGGGACTCTTCGTCCTTCGGTGCCGAACGGACGCCGGCGCGGACGAGCGGATCGAGCTCCGGGTTGAACCGCTGGGCGCGGTTGCTGCGAGCGGAGCAGAGCAGGAGCGTATGTCCCGCCCGCTTGAGCGTGAGCAGCGCGTGCTTCGCCCCCGGCAGGAGCCGAAGCGGCGCATCGCGAGCTACGACCGTTCCATCGAAATCGACAACAATGACCACGCGCGCACTGTACCCCTAGCCGCCCCCGCAGTGCACGCCCCCTGCGCGCATGCTGCTACGTGCTGCGCACGCTGCAACCGCCCCCTGCGTAAGCGGCTAGACCCCTGCCCGCCCCCGTAGCACGTGCTGAGGGGCGCTGCAGGGGGCGGCTAACTTGTGGCTTGCTGTTGGGTGGGGGCGTGCGCGCAGGGGCGCTGCGGGGGCTATTAGGGGCGGGGGAGCTTGCTGGGGGCAGGGGTAGCGGCGCTGAACCCTGCTGCGATCGAGTTGCCGAGGAGAATCGGGTTCTTGTTGCGTGCGTCATCGACGTCGAGACGCCGAAGTGCGAGTGCCCCCATCGCTGATTCGCGTGTGACACCGTCGCAGAGTCGCCCTTCGAGCACCGTTCCGTCGGTGCGGAGCTCTGCCATTCCCATCTGCGCGAGTGTTTCCATTCCCCACATCACGCCGAGGCGCAGGTCGTGCGCGGAGACCGTGTCCCATTCGCGCATGCGCTTCGAGCTCATGTCGAACGCGCGACGCTTCGCTTCCTGCTCACGCTTCTGGTGGAACCGGGTTTGGTGATCGAACTTCTTCGGCATTGTCGACGCCTACCTTTTTGAAGAACTCGAGGAACACGGACTGTCGAAACACGCTCTCTTCGACCATCTTCTCCGTCACCGTTTTCAGCGCGTCGTTGAGCTTCTTCATCGAAACGGCGAGCGACTCGCGCGTCATCACGCGCAGGGGCTGGTCCATGAGCATGCGGAGCGCACTTTCGCGGTACTCGGCACGGTTGCGTGCTGCACGACGGCGAGCACGGCGCTTGCGCTTGCTCATCGCTTCTTGCCACGTCCCTTCTTCGGGGCCGGTGCAGGCGGGAGCTTCGCCTCTGCCTTGCACGCTGCGGGATCGAGCACCCGGAAGCGCTTCGTGGGGCTGCCCTGTTCCATCGCTGCGTCCAGCAGCCCGCGCTTCACCCACTCGAGGACCTTCGGGTAGTCGACGCCGTACCAGCCCATCACCACGCCGCCCGTGACCCAGCCCTCGGCAGGGTTGAGGCGCGCGATGATGCGGTAGACCACCTTGTCCGCGGGGCAGTGGAACGGCTGCCCCGGCAGGAACGGAGAGCGGCGACGCACCGGAGTGGCCACCGGTTCCGGCTCCTTGTTCTGCTGCTCGATGATCTCTTCGATCTCAGCCTTGCGGCTCTTCGCGAAGCGACGCTGGAGCTTCTGGTCGCGCAGGTAGTCCGCGGTCGCGAACACCGTGCGCCCGTTCACAATCAATCGCGTGCTCATCGTTGCGCTCCTGGCGTGCGGTAGGGACCTGCGTTGATCGGTGGCACATCGGGTTCGTACACGAGCGGATGGAGTGGATCGACCTTCAGCTCCCCGCAGTGCACGCAGACGCAGAAGCCGTGGCCTCCGCTGCACCATCCGTTCACGCAGCAGATCATCGTGCGCACCGCCACAACGGTCTTCCACCGATGCAGTCCGCACATGCACAAGCCCACGCCCAGACGTTGAGCACCGGCATCACCGCACGCGGGATCCAGTACGAGCAAACAGGACAGCGCCAACCGCCGTCCTCACGCCGCATCGGCGTGTTGCACTTCGGACACGTCCACTTCATCACTCACACCTCGTGCACGTAGATTGTGCACGAGGGCGACGATTCGCGCGGCTACTGGTTTGCGGGTGGTGCGTCGGGCGACGCGATGCCGAGCACCTTCTCGGCGCCGGTCTCGTTCGAGACCATGGTGCTCTGGGCGTAGATCGCCGCGTACTTGGCTTTCATCTGCGGCACGGTGAGGTCCCCGTCGATCGCGAGCGGCGGCAGCCCCTTCGACATGCGCATCTCGTCGATGGTGACGATGCCTGCCTCCATCTCGTACTGGAACGTCTTGAAGGAGCCTTCGCCGTCTTCGCCGCCAGCTTCGACCGGAGCGGTCGCATCGCCAGTGGTCTGAGCAGCGAACGCAGCCTCTTCGTCCGCGCGCTTCTTCGCGATCGCGGCGAGCATCTCCTTCGGGTCCTCGACCTGGAAGATGGGCGCGATGTACGCGGCCGCATGCTCGTCGTCCACCAGCCCTGCGTTCATCGCATCACTCGCCGCACCCACTGCCGTGCGCGCATCGCTCACCGTGGGCGTGGTGTACCCCGGCCACTGGAACGTGATGTAGCCACCGGGGCCGAGTTCGTACTCGGTGACCTTCACCTTGCCCTTGGCGTCCTTCGCGATCTTCGGCGGCAGGATGATGGCGACGCGCTCGAGCTCACCGGTCTCCGGGTTCTGCGTCGGCGGTGCGGTGAGAAGCGCGCGTGCGGTGGCGAGGAGCTTCATGAGCAGGCGCTTCAGCCCGCGCTCACCGTACTGCTCGCGCAGCACGTCGGCCTTCTCCCACATCGCGGAGTAGTCCTTCTCGACCTCCGTCGCGGTCTTGTTCACGGTGCTGCGGGACTGGTCGAGCACACACTGCGTCAGCCGCAGTGCCTTGTCCTCGAGTCGGTCCGCCTGGTCGATGGCGCTCTTCGGCCCCGAGCCTTGCATCTCCAGGTACTCAGCCGAGTCGCCCTTCGGCAGCCGGATGAAGGTGTCGCTGCCCTTGCGGATCTCGGCGAGCTCGTCGTCCGTGCTCATCACGAGCGTCGGGTCGCAGTTCGCGAGGATGCCGCGGTTGGCCTGTGCGGTGAGCGCGTCGATCTGCTCGAACAGATCGTAGGCGCCGTGACAGTCCGGGTCGCCGTCGATCTCGCCTGAGACGGGGAGGTTCTGGATCCACTCCACCGGGACCGCAGGACGGCCGCGGTGATCGACGCAACGGTGCTCCTTCACGATGGGCTCGATGACTTCGCCCATCACATTCTGGGGAGCGTTCCAGTCAGGCTCTTCGCCGTTCTCTCCCGCCATCGCACCCTGCCAGAGGATGTCGTGCTCTTCGTCGATGATGCGGCGAGACCAGAGCTCGACCTCCAGCCACTCGCCGTCGAGGGCCTGGACCCAGTCCTTGTAGGACCACCGGATCTCGATGGACGCGAGCTCGTGCGTGAGGCGGTTCTTGAACACCGGCGTGCAGAAGCGCGCGTCGAAGACCTCGAACAGCGGCAGGCCATCGTGGATCTCGTACCCGACGGCGACCGAGCCCATCGCGCCGCCGAGGTCACGGCCTTCGATCATCTGCGCCCAGAGGCGTCCGGCCTCGATCGCAGCGGCGAGCCACTCCTCGCTCTGCGGGTCGCCGAGGACCTTCACTTTCGGATGCTTGCGGTGCGAGAAGAGCAGCCCGGTGAAGCGCTTCACGATCACCTTGCCGAGGTAGTACGGCGCGGACGGGCGTCGGTACTTCAGCGAGATCGCGTCCGTGTTCCCGTACGGATCGGAGAACCCTGGCGGGATCGACCGCTCGCGCGGGATGGCGTTGGTGTCGAGCACCGGCTCCCCGTTCCAGTCGAACGCCCGGTGGTCGTAGCAACTGCCGCGGAAGTAGGCGTAGCGCCGGTTGAGCTCCATCTGCCGCGGGTTCATCCGCGATGCAGCCGCATCCGGTGCTACCGTGCCGCCGAGCTTGTACGCCGCCTGGTTCGCTTCACGAGGGTCTGCAGGGATGGGCATGGTAGTGCGTCGAAGCTATCGCAACGAACGCACAGACGCCACGACCGACCACCGTCACGCTACGGCGAGGCCGTACCTGTGACCGAGATAGGCGAAGACACGCGCTCGGGTCGCCGCGTCGTGTGCGCCCTGGAAGAACAGCAGCTCGGACATGAAGCCAACGAGGGCCTGCCCAGCCGAGCAGCCCCGCTCCGATCTCGAGATCGATGAGCTGCCCCTGCCTGACGTCTCCAAGCGAGTATGCGGTCTGCGAATCATCGACGTATGTGTGCGACGCGACTCCGACCGCCGTGCTGGTGAACGTCACTGCGAACACGTGTCCCTTGTTCAGCAGGTCCGTGCGTTGCGGTCCGTCCACGATGTTGCCAGCGGCTGAACGCCGTTCGTCCCGCCGACAATGTTCTGTGCGTCGGAGCGATACCACGCGAACAGGTTCGGAAGGTCCGAGGGTAGCCACGTGTCCGGGAGCCGCAGACCGTGCGGCCCCCTCTGTGCGAACCGCGGCATCAGTACGCCTCGGCCATCACCTGGACGTTGGTCGGCGCTGCGCCGGCGGCCCCGCGCTTCAGCCAGACCTTCGTCACGCGCTGGTTGAACACGAGTCGCTGATCGGGCGTCCCTGGCACCATGTGCGCTGCGTCGGTCGAGCCATCGAACGACACCCATGCGTCGTCCGTGCTGTCCTCACAGACCACAGTGATCGTCTTCGGGATGAACGGGATCGTGACCTGCGGACTCGCCGGGTACGCTGCGGTGCCCGACACATCGACGGTCTGTGTGAAGGTGGCCATGCCTGCGACGGTAGCAGGCCAGAAGAGGGCAGGGAAGGGATCAGGCGTTGAGGAGGAACGCGACGGTTACGGTGCCGAAGCGCTGCGCATCGTGCTGGGATGGAGCCGCACACGCCATGAGCAGAAGCGCGGAGGCGAGCAGCGAGAGAAGGTTCGTCACGGGGTCACCTCACAAGAACGGGAGCTGTGCGCGGTACTTCGGAGCCGCGAGCGGCTGCCCGGCCGACGCGTTCCAATGCACCACAGCGCGATTCGGCGAGACCCCATCGACGACGCGGTACGCGTCACCAGTGAGCGGTGGGATAGCACCCAGCGCGGTCGATCCGACGTCCGCGACACGGATCCCCAGCGACGCCGCGTTCGCTGCAAGCAGCGCGTTGAACGTCGCTTCATCCGGCCCGTAGTTCGCGTAGATCGCGTTCGTGCCCTCTCCGGAGCGGCCCGTGCAGTTGCCCGCGACGATGACGCACGCCGGATCGACCGCTTGGATCGACTGCACGTACGTCGTCAGATCCGCGAGTACCGTGCTCGGGTTCTGTCGCTGCTGAAGCGTGTTCACGATCGCCTGCACGCAGATCACCTGCTGCGATCCACACTTCGCGCTGTTGATGAGCATGATCCGTTCGCGGCCAGCGAAGTTCGGGTTCATGTCTGCGTTGAGCGACTGCCCGCTGATCGCGCCGTTGAAGGAGATCACTGGCGTCGTGATCGTCGAGAGAATCACTGCCAGGAAGTCCGTGGCGTCGTAGCCCGCCATCTGCGAATCGCCGGTGCCCCACACATACGGCGTGCCCGACGTGGTGAGCGGCGTGCGCAATGGGTTGTGAAGGTATGCAGCGAGCTTGTCGTGCTCGGCATCGGCGAGCGGGGCGGTGTAGAGCGCGAACTCCGAGACGTGCCCGAAATACGTATCCGCGATCGAGCCGTCGCAACCGATCGTCTGGAACGTATTGTTCAGGGGCATCCCACCTGTGATCGTTCCAGTCGTCACAGTAGTCGTGCCGTCCATCTGCACGACGGTCATGCGTGTCGCACCCGTCGACGCGATATGTGTCACGACCACCACGTACTCGCTGAGCGCAACAGGGGTGACGCTGCTTGCGAGCGTGTGCCCAGCACCGTCAGTGAGCTTGATACCTGCGCCGCTTGCATGTCCCGCGGTTCGCACCGAGATGCCCGCAGCTGCCGGGTTGTTCAGGCCGACAACGGTGCCGCCGTAGAACGAGCCCGAGGCGATCGGAATACACCGCACGGCGATCGTCCATCCGCTCGGTGCGTTGATTGACGTCGCGGCGCGGGGCGAGCCGTTCGAGAACCCAAAGACCTGCGAGCCTGCGAACAGCAATGCGGGACGCCCGACGCCGGAAGCAGGGGCACCGACCCAGTTCGGCATGCCTGCGGGGTTGCCGTCTGCCCGCCAGACTCCGTTCGAACCGCCAGCGCGATTCGTGATGATTGATACGGGCGTGCCTGACAGCGACTTCGCTGCGCCGAGAGTCATCTCAGGGCCAAAGATAGAGGGCTGGATCCATGTCCAAAGTGGTGCCGATGTCGCTTGCGCAGGACTCCATGCTTGCGCCGAGCGCCGCGCCCCCCTCGCCGCCGCCGCGAGTAGCGCGCTACTCACGTCATCCTCCAACCGGTCCCATTCCAGTATGCGGCGAAGGTGCCATCGTTCGTGTTGATCTGCTGCGACACTGCTCCGTTGATGAGTACACCGTTCGCACCCTGCACCGTGATCGGATTGACCGCTGCGTTGTTCGACTCGTCCGCCACGATGATGACGACGCCCTCCTGCGGGCTCGCAGGGAGCGTGACTGTGCGCGGTGCGCTCGTGTCGGTGACGCCGACGATCGAGTCACCGGCCTGCATCGCGTAGCTGACTGCGGTCGCGACGTAACGCGATGGCACCTGCGCGATGGTTCCGTCGGCGTTGAGGTAGCCCTGGTACGCGCTATCCGCTGGGCCGGGATACGTCCCCGTCGGGAGATCCGAGAACCGCAGCTCGCGCGGAGGAGTGACGGTCGCCAGCAACACCGCAACCGACACTCCGACCACGACGCTCATTCCCGGAGCGAGGATGCCCTGCAGTGGAAACGGCAACGTGATGGACGCATCCGACGTGTTCGTGATCTTCGTGAACGCCATGCCCGGACGTTACGTCACCGGGACCAGGGTGTCCACGCTCAGCGGCGCAGGGTCGTCTTGGTCCCCGACTTCACGCGCCCGACGCGGTGGCAGGCAGCCTCGCGCGCGATCCAGCACGCCATCAGCTCGTCTGCCGTGTGCGCCCCGGGGTTGTAGTAGAGCATGCCGCGGATCCAGCTCTCGACTTCGCGCGTGTGGGGCCGGCCCCCTGCGCTAGGGATGATCCACTGGCCGCGCTCCATCTCTACGGCGATGGACTCGACACCGAACTGCGGGTCCATCTTGTTCGCTCCGGTGCGGAAGTTCTTCACGGGTGCAGCGCCCCCTGTGAACTGGGTGATGAACTTCTGCGTGGCGTTCGACTCCACGGCGACGATGGAGAAGTAGCGCTCGTGGGTGTCGATGATGCGCTTCACGAGCTCCGGCCCCGACCACTTCCCGGTCTCGACGCAGAGCACTTCGCGATCGCCGCTCGGGTGCAGGCAGATGGTGAACAGGCACGAGTAGTCGTTGCCCTCGCCAGTCGAGACGTCGACTCCGGTGTACGTCCGATACCCAAGGGGCAGGGCTCGGAGCATCGGCGTCATGCGGCGCCCTTCTCCGCGGTGAAGGCACTGGTCGATCCACGACCGCTTGAAGCGGGCCTCGGCGTCGTCTCGCGCCTCGCAGTAGAGCTGGCGCGCTGCCTCAGCGCTGCCCCACTCCCGCTCCCACGCATCAATGCGCGCCCTGCTCCAGCGCTGCGGCCAGCGTAGCGCCCCTGTGCTGCGGTCCATCACGGGGAAGCGGAACGCGCGCCACGCAGGGTTGCGCGCCATGTGGTGCAGGAAGTCGTCCGGGTGCCATGCGTTCCCGATGATGATGACGCGCGAGTGCTCCGTGAGGCGACCGCCGATCGTCGCACCGAACCACTCGATCACCTGACGCCGGCGCTCGTCGGTGCGCGTGTTCTCCCAGTCGAGGATGTCGTCGAGGATCGCGATGTCGAGACGCGAACCTTGGATGGTCGTGCCGACGCCGACCGCCTGCACGCTGAAGTCCTTCGCGAAGCCCCTGCGTGCTGCAACGGTGAACGCGGTGTCGGTCCACTTCTTCCCCGGCCGCAGGTCAGGGAAGACTTCGTGCAGCGCCTCAGAGCTCTCGATGTAGCGCTGCATCGCGCCCACGATCTTCTCCGCGTTGCGCGTGCTGCGGCACACGATGGCGATGCGCAGGTCCGGGTTGCGCCCGAGCATCCACAGCGTGCGAAGGATCGCGATCTGGTTCGTCTTGCCGGACTCGACGTGCCCCCAGATGATGAGTCGCCTGTGCTCCTCCGCGAGTCGCTGGAAGGAGAGGTGCACAGGGGCCTGCGTGATCCGCTTCCCTGTCTGCTCGTCGCGACCGACGTACTCGATGAACTCGTTCACGTCCTCGCGCGCCACGTGCAGCCGGAGCTGGTGATGGCGCTCGACCATGACCTGCGCCTGTGCGGGATGGCGTGCGAGCCACTCCGCGAGCACGTCAGGGTTCGAGATGACGTTGTCGGGTACGAGGTCGATCACTTCGCCACCGGTACCAGCGCGTTCGCGTGCAGCGCAATCTGAACGGCGTGCTCCCGCGTGTTCTGCAGGCTCCTGAACGCAAGCTCGAGCATCTGCACCAGCGCTTCGCTGCGGGTGATCTCTCCGCGCTCCCACCGCACGAACGGAATGCGTGCCTCACTGTGCTCATGGATGAGCGGGCGCAGCCGCGCCACGAGCGGGTCGGTGTCGCACGGCATGCGCTCGTAGTGGATGAGGGTCGCCTCCTTCATCGCGTCGATGAGGGGACCGTCGCTGTTCGCATCGTCCACCGCAACCCACACTGCCGCAGCGCCGCAGTTCGGGCATCGGTCATCGGTGATGAACTGCGGGGCATCGACCCAGTTCACTCCACATCCGGTGCAGCGGTAGTTGGCCATCAGGAGTTCTCCGTCACCAGGACGACGAGCACGGTGAGCAGTGCGACCGAGAGCATCACGTCGTGTGTCGTCACGGGACCGCTCCGCTCAGCAGCCGGTCGATGCACAGCGCGTCGTCCCAGGTGTACGGCGCGAGCAGCTCGTAGTTCACCGTGGCGAACCCGCTCCGGTGCGCCGGTCCGTAGTCGCGGTGACGACGCAGCACGCCTGCCGTCTCCAGTGCGTCGATGCGAACAGGAGCGATCGGGAAGCCCTGTGCGACTTCGCCATCACTGACCGGTGTCCAGCCCATGCGCTGCTTCAGCGCCTTGAGGTCACACTTCTGAGGAGTCGTTGAGGGTTCTGCAGAGTTGTTCATGGCTCTAACAGGTTGTGCTCAGTTCACCTTATTACTACCGAGTTCGTTCACCTGTGCCGCAGCGAGGTCGGAGGCAGCCTTCCGCTCCGCGAGTCCTTGGGCGCGCTCGAGTGTGCGGGCCATGCTGGAGAGCTCTTCGACCATCTGCTCGGGCTTCATGTGATCGACCCGGACACCGATGACGCTGATAGGCTCGCCGGCAACGATGCGCTCGATCTCCAGTGCCAGCCGCATCACGGAGTGGGCGTGGTGCATCGTCGTGCCCATCGTCATCACCCACTTCCGCATCTCGCTCGGGCTGATGGTCTGGAGCCCGCCCGCGTCCATGCGCCGCTCCATCTCGTTCACCAGCTTGTCCACGAGCACGGTCAGCTTGATGGAGATGACGGCGAGGTTCGTCGCGCCCTTGCGGCCGTGGCGCACCATCGTCGCCTCTTCGGCTCGGGCCTGGATCGCATCGAGTCGGGCCTGGATGGCGCGCTCGGCTTCCTGGCGTGCCTCCTCCTGCTCCGCTGCGATGCGAGCTGCGCGTGCTGCTTCCGCTTCGTCCTTCAGCACCTGCTCGATCGGCACCTTGCCCCAGGGCTTGAAGCGCCAGCCCTTCTCCCACGCCTTGTGCGCTGTGGCGCGGCTGACTCCTGCGCGTCTGGCTGCATTGGAGACGTTGCCGGGCTGGTCGCGGAAAGCCGCCACCAAGTCATTCCACATCTGAACTGTGAGCGCGCGAGCTCCCATCCATCACCTTCGAGTATTCAATAGTTCTTAGCAGTCCTACCGAATTGGCTTGTTCTTTCGTCGACGCTCCGAGAGCAGCTCCTCCATCCGGTCGTCCACAATGAGACCATCGGTACGGGACTTCGCAGGGTTGGACTGTAGCGCACTCGTAGCGCGCGACGCCAGCTCCACGGTTCCGGGAGGGGGCTGGGGCAGTGCGCAGCCCACAGCGTTCGCCGCCACCAGCAGCGCCTCTACGAGCGCGCGCAGGGCTTCGCTAGGCTCGTGCCCCTGCGCACGGACGTGGGCGCAGAAGTCTGCCCACAGCGCGTCGTTGAAGCGGATGGGATGGGGCGTCGACGCACCCCTCCGGTAGCGCGCGGGGCGCTCGGGGAGGGACTGAGGCGGGAGGGGTGCGCGAGGGGAGGTCACGGGATGCCTGCTGCCTGCATGATCCGGGTGCGGTACAGGTCGTCGGTCTCCCCGGTGTGACGGGTGAGGCCGCAGGTCATGCCGAGTGCGTCCAGGCCCAGCCCTGTGTCGAGCTGCGGCTGGAACGCAGGTGCGTACCCCGGACGTGCTGCGGCTTGCTGCACGGCGTCCTTGATGCTGCCTGGGATCGTCCCACCGAGCTGCTCGTGGAGGCGTGCGTCAGACTCCTGCTTCTCGAGCAGCACGCGCGCGACGTCCGCGTCCATCTTGTCGGCGAGCGCGCGGAGCTTCTGCGAGATGCTCCCGAAGCCTGCGTTCGAGGTCACGGCGCTGTTCAGCGCCTCAGCGAGTGCGAGCAGCTCAGGGTTCGTGCGCCCAGGACCGTTGCCGACCTTGAGTCGGATAACGTAGGTGTACCCGTCCAGCCCGTTGCGCGCGTGCTCGACCGTGCTGGTCTCGATGAGCACGCCGTTGGGCACGACCGCAGGCGACGGCATCGCGGGGGTCGACATCACTCCACCCCCAGGTACTTGTGGAGCTGGACGCCCACGCGCCACTGCGGGTGCAGTTGCACGAAGTCGAGGCAGCGCTTCACGTTGGCGCGGTACTCCGCTTCGTTCGTCCCCTCGCTGGACATGCCGTGCAGGTGGCTGATCTGGACGAACTTCGGGTTGATCGGATCCATCGGGTTCACGAACAGATGGCGTGCGCGCAGACGGCGCTCGAGCGTGAGCAGCTCTTCGTCCGTCCAGCCTGCGGCGTCGCTGCCGGGGAGCACGATCTTCAGCTCATCGACGCCGCGATCGAGACCGTGTTGGATCTTCAGCTCCAGGCCGATCTTCGGCGACACCGTGATCCAGTCGACGTTGCGAAGGGCAGGGTTGTCCACGCTGCCATTGGTCTCGACGGCGATGGCCCACCCGTGCCCATGCAGTGCGGCGACGAGCGGGTTGTCGAGTTGCAGGGCAGGCTCACCCCCTGTCACCACAACCTGGCGACGGACACCGGGCGTGCTGCGAGAGGGCCAGCACGCTTCGAGACGGTCGACGATCTGCATGGCGTCGAGCTTCTCCCCGCCGACGAAGTCTGTGTCGCACCAGCGTGCGCACGCGCCCTTGCCGATCTTGCGATCCTCGACGTGACCGTTCCATGCGTTGCATCCCGTGAGGCGAAGGAACACAGCGCGCATCCCTGCACGTGCTCCCTCGCCCTGCACGGTGTCGAACACTGCCTTCACTCCGTACGTCTTCACTTCCGCACCTCGCTGTAGCCGGCGCGCGAGGTCGGAGTCTCGTAGCAGCTCACGTGCACGACCTTCGCCCCGGTGTCGTGCAGCGCGTGCTGGGCGACATCGAAGACGACGCGCGCGAGGTTCTCACTCGTCGGTGCGGTGCCGGGCTGCAGGATGAACAGCTTGTGGCGCTGCTCCTGCAGGAACGGGATGAGCGGGTCGCCCATCTCCAGGATCATCCCGTGGTCGAACTGCTCGTCGAGCCACTGCCCGACACGGCGCTTGATGATCGAGAAGTCCACGATGCGGCCGACGTCGTCGAGCTCGTCCGCGGTGCACGTGATCTCGAAGGCGAAGCGGTGCCCGTGGTAGTTCGCGCACTTGCCTTCGTGCTTCATCAGGCGATGCCCGGCGTCGATCTCCAGGCGCTTGGTCACTGTCGTCGGCATGGTCTCACCCCTCTCCCTTCGCTGCGGTCTGTGCCTTGGGCTTGCGTCCGCCGCCCTTCTTCGCTGCGGGCTTGGACTTCGCCCCTGTGCGGGCGCGCTCGTTGGTCGACGGCTCGGTGTTCTTCAGGCGCTCAGCCCAGTCCATGAACACGGCTTCGAGTGACGTGCTCCCCCGCGCCGCAGCGGTGCGGTCGAACTCGGCGGCCAGCTCGTTCACGAGCCAGGTCGGGATCGTGCCTGCGATGCGCCCGATGGAGACGCGACGGTGCTCGGCCCCTGTGTCCACGTGCTGTGTGCGCTTGCCGTTGCCGACGGGCGTCATCTCCTCTTCGCGGATCTTGCCCCAGTCGAACTGCTCGGTCGTGCGCACGAGCGCAGTGATCTCCGCCCCCGTGTACGGGAGCGTGGCCTCGAGCTCGCTGAGGGGCTGCACCTCGGACAGCTCCTTGGCGACGAGCGCCAGCTTGTCCGGCGTCGGGCGGCCGCGCAGGTAGTCCGTGATGATGGTGAGCTTCTGCGCCTGCGGACGCTCGACCTTGCCGAGGTTGATGACGGGGATCGCGTCCAGCTCGAGCTCCAGCGCAATGCGCACGCGGTGCTCGCCGTCGATCACTTCGAGCTGGCCCTCTTCGAGGTCATCGACCTCGCGCGCCAGGATCGGGTCGATGAAGCCGTTCTCGCGGATCGACTGCTTCGTCTTCTCGTACGTCGCAACGTCCATCTCGTTCGGGTTCCAGTTGTTCGCGATGAGCTGCGTCGGGCTCATCGCACGGAGCTCGAGTCCCGCCACCTTCACCTGTGTCATCTCCGTCGTCATCGCCCATTCACCTCAACCGCTTTGTCCCAGTCCACTCCACGCCCGCGCCACATGCGCAGCATGTCCTGCCCGAACCGCACCCACGCCTCAGCGCTGTACTTCAGCGCGTCGATCCGATCCGGCATCGTGCCGCCGCGGCACTTGTCGAGCACCGCAGGCGGGATGATGAGCTGGCTCGGACTGAGCTTCTTCTGCGCGTTGCGAGCGATGCCCTGCAGCGTGCCGTCGGAGCGGCGCATGAAGTTCATCCCGTACAGCATCGGCGCGATCCACGACGACGAGTCCACGGAGAAGAACGGGTACAGGTGCATGTCGTCGGACGCGGTCATCTTGAAGCCATGCACGCGCACGCCGCGATCATAGGCAGCGCGCAGGAACTTCGCGTACTCGAGCGGGCGACGATCGCGCTGATGTGACTCGATGGCGACGTAGCGGGAGCGCCCCGGTCGTCGCGCTTCGTCGAGCAGGTACAGCCAGTAGTCCCAGTCCTTGTCCGAGTGCCAGACATTGACGAGACCTTCGGAGAGCCCTGCGCGCTCGTATGCGAGACGCTGCTTCTCGACCCACGGGTAGCCGACAGCGACCGCAATGTCCATCTCCACCCAGTAGTCCGCGAGGCCGGCGCGCTTCTGCACCTTCAGCCACTCGATGTACTCGGAGAGGTACTTGTCGTAGTCGACGCCCTCAGTGTCGCGCCCGTCCTTGCTGCCCTTGGTGATGGTCGCAGTGCGGATGGTGAACGCGCCCGAGTCCGCGAGCCGGAGCTCCGCTTGCCGCATCGCACGGTCCCACCACAGCGGGCTCGATGGCTTGCGGGCGTAGAAGTACGAGGACAGCACCCAGGGCACGCGCGCCTTCACCGCGGCGACGCTGTGCTCGGGAGCTGTCTCGATTGCTGCGAGGAAGATCCTCACGCCACGCTCCGTTGCTTCCCCACCGAAGCAGCCCACTCCCAGCAACCAGAGTGGGTGCAGGTGATGATCTTCTTCTCGAAGCGAGCCCGGCGACTACACTTCATGTGAGGCCATGCCCTTCGGCGTGACGAGGATGTCGAGATCGCCTTGGATGATGTTCTCGAGCTGCTCCTTGTGCGCGATGAAGTCCGCACGCACTTCGATGGCGTAGTTCGCATCACCGTCGACGATGAGCGTGACGTCGAAGTCGTCGTTGTCGCTCGCGGGATGGAAGCGCACGAGGGAGTTCGAGCCCTGCGGCCGCACTGCGAGCACGCGCCATCCGCGTTCGCGGAACCACTGCTCGACCTGTTGGTAGACGCGCCGCACCTTGTGCTTGCCGAGCAGCTCTGCGAGCACGTGCTGCCACACCCACTCGCTCCGCTCGCGCAGGTTGATGCCACCGGGTGTGAGCGCAATGCCGTTCAGCTCGGAGCGCAGATGATCGGACACCCCTGCGCGCCAACTGTTCTCGGCGAGCGCTGCACGATACCCGTCGGCATCGTACGGCGTCGCTTCAGTCGGCATGAAGTAGATGCGGTCGTACGAGCGGAGCATCTCGTGCGCCATCGCACGCAGGCGCAGGTGCACAGGCGTGTTGAAGTGCTCGGAGTGCTTCACTGCCTGGTACGCAACGAAGTCGAGCGGCGTGCGGTCGGCGATGATGACGTCCGTGTTCGGACGACACGCCACCTCGAACAGCGTCGTCCACGACTTCATCGCCGCGTAGGTGTGCGCCTGCGGCTCGGTGTCGAACAGCTTCGGGTCGAAGGGCAACGCACTGCCCGGCTCCGCTGCGAGGGCAGCGCGCACGCCGTGCGTCCGCAGCCTCCCGACCAGCATGTGCGCCAGCGTGCTCTTCCCTGTGCTCTCTGCGCCAGTGAGCGCGATGATCTTCTTGCCCAGCAGCACGTCAGACCTCCTCGTCGCCCTTGTAGTCTTCGGGCACCGTCACCACTGCGTCGTGCACGGCGAACGTGCTCATGTCGTAGGGCACGCCGACCGAGACCTGATCGTTAGGGCGCAGGAGCTTGATCCACGGCGAGTCGAACACGCGCACGAGAAGTTCGACGCGCTCGGTGATCTCCTTGGGGAGCGCGAAGAACGCATCGAGCTGCTTCGTGTAGCGGCCGCAGGAGATCGTGACCTCCCCCATGTCCACAGCTTCGAGCAGGCTGGACGTCTTCAGCCAGTCCCAGTCCTCGAAGTCCTCGGTGAGGAACACGACGTCGAAGTTGCGGTGCATCATCGCAGCGGACTCGACGAGTGTCGGCTTGCGCGCGAGGAACACTGCGGGCTCACCGAAGTGGTAGCCCTCGATCTCTGTACCGAACCAGACGCCCTTCGCTGCGATGCCTGCCGGGTGCCCCATCACGTCAACTCCTTCACAATGTTCTCGATCGACTGATCCCACATGCGCGTCGCGTACGGCGCTGCCTCGGCTGCGTTCAGACCTTCGTGGATCAGGTCCACGGCGCGCTCCAGGTCGTCAGCCGGGTAGCGCGGGAAGTGTTGCAGCGTCTCCTTGTAGCTGAGCGCGTCGGGCACGACGGGATGGCACCCGAGTGCGAGCGACTCGAGCATCGCGATGCCCCAGGTCTCCTGCAACGCACAGCTCACTGCGACGCGCGACTTGCCGAGCAGTGCGTAGTAACTCGACTTCGACGCGCACACCTCCTTCGTGCGTGTCCAGCGTGTGCCGTCGTTCCCGTACCGCTGCTGGTACAGGTACTTCATGTGCTCGAACTGCCAGGGCTGCTTCTCGGCTGCGAGGCGATGCGGGAACACCACGATGCGTTCGCGCGAGACCCACGGTTCGCGGTGCTTCTTCAGCCCGTCGACGAACAGCGGGAACCCTGTGACACGGAGCTGCGGGCCGACACGGTTGCGCTCCCAGTCCCCGTTGCAGACGTAGTCCATGAAGAGCTTCTTGTGGAACTCGGTCGCGAAGAACATCCGATCGTAGATGTGCGCCCACGACCGCTCCGCACGCTGCGCCCACATGCGCGTGGGCTTGGTGATGAAGTCGTGCGGATCCCAGGTGCCTGCATGGAACAGCCCGGCGATCTTGAACTTCACCTTGCCGAGGTCACGCATGTAGGCGAGCTGCTCGACGGCAGGGTTCCATCCGTCGTGCAGCACAACCCAGTCACCGTCCTTCACGTCGCCTGAGTGCAGCGCGCCGATGAAGTTCGAGAGCTGCGTGGCCTTCCAGTAGTTGGTGCCGAGCACGTCGAGGAACTCACCCTGCTCGATCTTCTCGGTGAGCTTGCCGCCGTCCACCATCGCCCAGTGCATGCGAAGGCGCGAGAGCTCCTCGACCCACCAGGTGTACCAGTCGGCGCTGTAGCGCTCCTCGAGCGGCTCGATCGGGAACATCCAGATCTTCATCCGAACTCCACGCGCGCGCCGTTCTCTGCGTCCTCCCACACTTCGATCGCGGAGATGGGCCACGGCCCTGCTGTGTCCATCTTGAACGCAGCGCAGAGGTCGAGCGCGATCTGCTCGCACGAACGCGCGCCGAGCATGAGCTCCAGGTGGTCCGCACTCTCTGGCAGGTACAGCTCGCACAGGAGCTTGAACGCACGGCGCTTCAGCATGTGGAACTCGACCTGGCGGTCGGGATCCGTGACCGTGCACTCGACACGCACCTTGAACACGTGACGGTGCATGTCTGCGAGATACCCGACGACGGCCGGGGCACTCGGCCATCCGTGGAACCCGACCACATCGAGTGCGGCGATGACGACCTTCTTCTTGACCTCGAGCTGCATCACTTCACCGCTTTCGTCTTCCTGCGCCGCTGCACCATCCGCGACACGATGTTCAGGTGAATCGACATCGGGGAGCGCAGGTAGCACGTGCGGCACTGGCCGACGTACTCGCCGCTCCGATGAGAGCTCTGGAGCTCTTTCACGCGCCGCCCTGCCCACACTTCTGCGAGCGATGCGTCGCGCAGGTTCCCGTAGACGTTCGGGCTCTCTGGCGTCGGGTCGAAGATGAAGCAGCACGACAGCACCGTGCCGTCCTGCGCAACGCTCACGCTCGCGAACGGGTTGATGCAGAGCTCCGCGTTGCGCGGCTTGCTGCCCTCGTCCGCGCGCCCGCTCATCTCCGAGAAGCAGTCCGCGGTCGTGCGGATGGTGACGACGTCGCCCCAGTTGCGCACGGCGACGATGTCCGTGAGTGCTTCGACATCCGCGCGCGTGCCGACGACGTCGGTGTCCACGAGTTGCAGCTCGACGAACGGAACGTCGTGGCCTGCATCGCGGCGCGTGCGGTACGCGAGCACGAAGGTCTCGATCGCCGCCATGAGCTGCGGCAGTTGCGCGGGGTAGCGGAGCTGGTGGTAGACCTCGGGGCGCACCGAGTCGACGCTGATGGTGAGCGCGTCCAGATCGAGCAGCGCTTCGGTGACGCCCTGCTTCTTGCCGATGAGCAGCCCGTGCGTGCTCAGCCCTGTCATCACTCCGGCGTCGTCACGAAGCATGCGGATCGCGTCGTGCAGATGCGGGTGCAGCGTCGGCTCCCCTGCCATCTGAAGCTCGGTGTAGAAGCTGCCCCCGAAGTCACCGCGCGCGATCATCGCGCGCAGGAGCTCGAGATCGAGCAGACCGTCGGGGCGTTCCATGTCCGTGGTGCGCAGGCACATCGGGCACTTCAGGTTGCAACGGTTGGTGAGCTCGACCTGGTAGATCTCAGGGAGCGCCTTGAACTCGGTCCCTACCGAGTGCACGTAGGCATCGGTCGTCACCACAGGGAGCTTCACCATCACGGCCTCCGCAACATCTGCAGCACCTCGGCGCGCGCTGCGTGGTTGTGCTGGAAGATGCCGCGCATGACGCTCGTGCGCATGACGGCACCGGACTTCTTGATTCCGCGGCAGGACATGCAGGTGTGCTCCGCTTCGAGCAGCACGGCGACGCCTCGCGGGTCCAGGTGCTTCTGCAGCGCGTCCGCGATCTGCGTCGTCATCTGCTCCTGCAACTGGAGACGGCGCGCGAACACATCGACCACGCGCGCGAGCTTCGAGAGTCCGACGACGCGGTAGTTCGAGCCGACCTTCCCTGGGAGGTACGCAACGCCTGCGAACCCGGTGAACGGCAGCAGGTGATGCTCGCAGGTGGACGTGAACGGGATGCCTGCGAGCGAGACCACTTCGTCGTAACTGCCGCCGTCGAACGAGACCTTGAGCAGCGCGGCGACGTTGTCCTCTTCGCCCGAGGTCATCTCGCGCAACGCCTTCACCACACGCCGTGGTGTGTCCTTCAGTCCTTCGCGCTCCGGGTCTTCGCCGATTGCGAGGAGCAGCTCACGCACCGCTGCCTCGCCTCTCTCGATGTTGTTCATGGAGGGCACGCTACACTTGCGCTACAGACGAGGCAAGGGACGACGGATGCCTGCTTCGCGTTCAACCTTCTCGCGCGCCCACTGACGGCGTGCGTCGTCGACGTACTCGTGCAGCACCTTCGTGAACCCGGTGTCATCCTGCATCACGTATGCGAGTGCGATGAGCGCGTCGACGAACTCTTCGGTCACGAGCGTTGTGCTCGTCGCGAGTGTCGAGACATACGTGAGCAGGTCACTCGGGAACATCTTGCGAACGATGTCGCTCTCGGCGAAGCGCGCGAGAGCTGCCGTCTGGAAGTGCCAGCGGGATTCAACTTGATCCGGTGACTCGCACAGCCGCCCGCCCACCGAGCGGAAGTACGTCGCTGCCCCGGTACGGTGTTGCACGAACGGCAGCCCGTGCACGCATCCGTGGCAGCGACTCACAGCGCGACACCGGGAAGGTCGAGTGCGCGGTCACGCTCGTAGAGTTTCTTGCACTCGAGACACACGCGAGCACCGCGCTTCGAGCGCTTCTCCGGCAGCAGGTGATTGCGGATGCAGTGCGTCTTGCGGGCGTTGTGCGCGCTCGGTCCTTCGCCGCGCAGTGTGTTGACCTTCGGCGTCACCGCTTCGAGGTGCGAGGGGTTGAAGCACAGCCTGTTTCGGCACTTGTGATCGACGACCAGTCCGTCGGGCACGATGCCGTGGAACAGTCGGTACGACAGGATGTGCACCATCTCGTAGGACTGCTTCCCGTTCTCGCGCGGCAGGATCAGACGTCCGTAGCCGTTGCCGTTCTGCGAGCCAGTCCAGACCCAGCAGTTGCCTTCGCAGTCGAGCGGGCCGCGCTCGAAGCTCACGTGCTCGAGCATGGCGCTTCGGATGTGCCAGAAGTGCGATGTCACAGCTCCTCCAACTCGTCAGGGGGCGCGCCGGGATGCGGGTACTCCGCGGGTTCGACGGGCCAGCCCCAGAAGATCATCGTGTTCATTGTACCCGGCTGACGTGTGAACGGTCCCTTCCGCGATGCTTCGATCTCCCACAGCTCCATGCGCTCCCCGGAGCAGAGATCGTCCTCACACATCTCGGCGACGACCTCGCCCCAGTGGAACGCACCGCGTCGCATGCACAACGCGACGGCGATGTGGATTGCGTACGCAACGCGCCACTCGTGCATCGTCATGGCTCGTCCTTGAAGAAGCGCCGCACGAGCTCGCGCTGCGTGAGCAGGTTGCGCTGGTCGCACGCCACAGGGTCCTTCGACAGCACACTGACGACGCACGGTGTGCGAGCGAGCCAGCGGAACTCGGGACCGCCGACGTGCTCGCGGATGTTGATGCCGCGAGCGCACGTGGGCTTGTTCGCTCCGGGCGCCCATCCGTAGTGCTCGCACATCATCGGCTGCTTCCGCTCGGCCACGGCTACTTCGCCCCCTTCTTCGGGCGAGGTTGCTCTACGACGGGCTCCTCTTCCACTGGCGGCGGATCGAACGTGGGCGGCGGCTGACCCGGATCAGGGAAGTCCTCGGGCGTGATGCCTGTCTCGAGTACGTACACACCGGACTGATCTCCGGCAGTGAACGGCCCGAGGCGCACGATGTCGAGCGCCCACACATCACCCGCGCGCTCCACGCCGTCGAGCAACCCGAGGTCATCCATCTCGCTGCGGATCTCTTCGAGCGTGACCTCGCCGCGCTGTAACTCCGCGCGCCGCTTCGCTGCGATCGCGACGCCCACATGGATTGCGTACTGAACCAACCAACGTCTGTAGTTCTTGCCCACGTCGTCCTGCTCCTCTACTCGTTCGATCCGCCCCACACCTTCACCGGACAGGTTCGGCAGAAGCTCTGCCCAACTCAGCGAGTACCAGGGACCGCGCCCGTAGCGCGCACGCACACCGTCCTCGCCGATCTCGACGCGGAATGTTCCGCGCGCCGGCCACCCTCTCGACGACCACACGGCGCCGAGGTTCACCTCAACCTCACGCACCAACCGCCCCTTCAACCGTGCTGCCATGGACACAAAACCTCCCTGCTGTCGAGTTCCTACCCCGAAAAACGTCTGCGCTTGTGTGTCCGCAAGGACACGCGCTCCCCTGGGGGTGCCTAGGGGTCTAAACGCCCCTACAGCGACCCATGCGCCAAGGGGTGGGGGCAAGGGTGCTACGGGGGCGATTACCGCCCCCTGCCGCCCCGTTTAGACCCCTGCAGGGGTGCTACCCCCACGCCTGCACGGCGTAGCCCTCGCTCCCCTCCCCCTCAGCGCTGCGGGACACGTGCTGCAACGCCCCCGCGCTGACCCGCACGCGCTGCACGACGCAGGTCGGTTCGAGGGACTGTTCGAGCAGCGGTGAGTGGGTGATGAGCACGATGGGGCGTTCGATGGCGAGCTCCTCGATCACCCGGCACACGGCTTCCACTCCGTCGGCGTCGAGTGCGTCGAACACCTCGTCGAAGAACAGTGTGCTGGCGACCGTGCCGTGCGAAGCGTTCGCGACCTCTGCGAGTGCGAGCAGCAGGGCCACGTCGATGCGACGGCGCTCGCCTGCACTCGCACCCTTGTAGCCGAAGCCGCCGCCTGCACCGTGCACTTCGAGCGAGATCGCGTCCTTCACACCACCGTTCGCCTTCTCACCGTACGGCTTGAGCTCCAACCGCAGCCCCCAGCCTGCGATGCGACCGAGCCACACGTTCGCGATCTGCTCGACGCCGGAGAGCGCGTCGGTGAGGAGCTTCGACCGCACGCCCGTGAGGGACAGCACGCGCTCGCACGCGAGCAACTCGTCGGCGATGCGCTTCGCTTCCTGCGCCTGTGCGGTGAGCTCGGCGAGCTTCGCTTCGGCTTCCGCTGCACCCGTCGCGACCGTGTTCAACTGCTCGGAGAGGCGCGCGTGCTCCTTCGCGACCCCGACAGCAGTCACGCGCTCGGATGCGATTTGGAACTGCCGCTTCGACGCCGCGTCGCGATCCTCGCTGAGCTCGACCTCCTCAGCGGTCAGGTCTGCGAGATCCTTCTGCCACTGCACACGCTGTACCGTATGCGCTTCGAGCATCGCGTCGTGCTTGGCCTGCGCGGCGGCGATGAGCTCCGGTGCCCACGGCGTGTTGCATGTGGGGCAGTGGCCGGACTCCAGGCGCTTCAGCTCGCGCTCCACCTCCTTCATGTCGCGATCGAGGTTGAGCAGCGCGCGCTCCGCAACGGTCTTGCGTGCGCGGCAGGCGTTGATGTCCTTCGTGATCGCATCGACCGTCTCGCGCAGCTCGATGAGCTTCGCGTCCATCGCTGCGACGTCCGGGACTGCGCCGAGCTCTGCGAGTGCGCGCTCGGCATCCTCGCGCCGCTTCGCTTCCCCTTCCGTGCGCGCCTGCTGCACCTGCATCGCCGTCTCTGCGCTCGCCTTCGTGCGCTCTGCGGTGCGGAGCTCCCTGCGGCAGCGATCCAGCGCTTCGTCGAAACGGTCCAGGCCGAGCAGCGTCTCCAGCAGCCGCTTCCGATCGCCGTCGGTCGCGAGTGTGAAGTGCGATGCGTCCTGCGAGCTGAACACGCTGGTGCGACGCCACACATCGTGCGTGCCGATCACGTGCTCCAGCGCGTCCTGCGCCTTGGTCGCGGTGTCGAACTTCGTCGTGTCGTTCGCGTGCGACCAGCCGAGCGAGGTCTTCCCTTTCACGCTGCGGGTGCGAGTGACGCGCAGGTCGTTGTCCGTGACGATCGACACGACGCCCTCTTCACCCTCGCGCCAGGGCTGGGTGCCGCGCAACGTCTTGCCCCACAGCCCCACGGACACGGCTTCGATCAGCGAACTCTTGCCGCTGCCGTTGTGCCCCTGCACGAGCACGACGCCGCGATCGGGGAGCGTGATGATCTCCCCCGCTGGCCCGTAGGACATGAAACCGCTCATCCCGATGCTCTTCACGATCATTGGTTCACCTCGCTGCCGCTGTTCGCAAGACGCCGCTCTGCGTCGAATCTGAGATTGAGGAATGCGTTGTAGATGCTCTTCACCTGCTCCGAGTGAAGGCTCACCGCCGGCCGGTGGTCGATCAGGTCGTGGATGTTCTCGAGCATCGTGTCGATGTCGGCGTGGTGCACCCAGTTCTCTGCGAGCCACGGCCGGTCCATTGCGAGGTACTCGAGCCACTCGGCGATCGAGTCCAGCGTCGTCCAGAGCCCGGTGCCGTTGCAGCGCAGGCACACGGCAGCGGTGATGCGCCGGTTCACGAACGAAGCGACCGATCCAGGATCACGGAGCGAGACGAGCGGCGGGATGTAGAGCGGTGTCTGCATCGAGCGCGACGCAGCGTTGTTCATCCCTGTGCCGTCGCACGCAGGGCAGTCGGTCGTGGGTGACGTGTCCATCACTCCGTCTCCAGCGAGACGACGGTGTCCTCGGCCAGCAGGTCGAGCAGCACGCGCACCATCACGAGTTGCTTCCCGGTGAGCGGGCGTGCGTGGCTCGACAGGTCCGCCTGCTTCTTCACGTTGCGGATGAACTCCTGCTCGTGGAACGAGAAGAGCTGTCCGCGCCGCTTGCGGTCACGGCGTGCGACGCTGATCTTCGCCTCCACTTCGGTGTTCGCGTGCAACGTGTTCACCCACTCGTAGACGGTCTCGCGGGGCGTGGTGCGGTACAGGTGATCAGGGTCGCGATCGCCGCCCGTACCCGGTTTGCAGAACTTCGCGATGCGTCGCGGGACCGTGGTGAAGATCACCGCGCGCTGCTCATCCCTATCCATGGTCGGCTCCTACTTCTGGAGGTATGCGAGGGTGCGGGTGAGGACGTTCGTGCGATCGACGCTGGCGTCCAGCTCCATCGAGCCGACGTACGCACGCACCGCGCCCTCCCATCCACCTGTGCTCGCGACGACGGTCTGGATCTGCGCACGCGCTGCTTCGTCCGCTGCCTTGTCGTCGAGCGCGGGATCGACTCCTGCGAGGCCGAGGTTGACCTCCATGTCCTGGAGCATGCGGGTCGCCGATCCGACGAGCGACGGCCCCACCTTCCAGCGTGCGTACAGGAGCGTCGGAATACACTGCTCGGCACACTTGCGGATGTACTGGTCGCCGCCGGGGCCGGTCGCCATCACGAAGCGCGGGCCGGGGATCTCGACGCGCTCCCATGTGTTCGCTTCGGTGTCGACGAGGATGAGCGATCCGTACCCTTCGAGCCCAGGGTTGTCGTAGCCCGTCGGCACGAGCGCACCGCACTGGATGATCGTGCGACCGTTGCGCTCCCAGCTCTTGTGATCGTGCCAGTTGCCGGCGACCGCCCACTTGATGTCGTGCTTGTCCATCAGGTCGAAGAGCGTGTCAGCCTCGATGCTGTCGTGCGCACCGAGCATCCACGCAGGGGTGCCGGCGTCCGCGATGCCCATGTGGAGCACGAGCACGTTGGGCTTCCCTGCGATCGCCTCCAGCTCGGTCGGGAGCCACTCGCGCGCGTCCCCTGTGCGGTACGGCATCAGCAGGATCGACACCTCTGCGCCTGCGCTGATGATCGCAGGACCGTCGAACGCGCCGACGTCCGCGTCCATGCGGTCGATGGGGCCGAGCGCGTCATCGTCCTCGCTCATCGACACGGTGTCGTGGTTGCCGCGGATGATCGCGATGTTCAGCTCGCGCCCGCGCAGCACGTCCATCGTCTTGGAGATCACCTGCGGCTCCGGGCGCACGTTGTCGAACAGGTCGCCGCACACCACGAAGCCGTCGCAGTTCGCGTCCTCTGCGGCGCTGAGCGCAGAGCCCAACGTGTCCAGGATTGCGCGGCATCGGTGGTTCAATCCGACGTGCATCGCGCCGCCGTGCTTCCGGTGGTTCGCGATGTGCACGTCCGCTACGAATGCGATCTTCGCCATGTCACTGCTCCTTCTCCAGCATCCTCAACGTCGTGAGAGCATCCTCGATCTCACGGTACGTCTTGCCCTGCTTCTGCAACTGCATGCCGTGAGCACGCAGGCCACGGACGTCATCGTCGGAAGCCGTGCGCCGCCCGAGTGCACCGTCGACCGTGCTCGCGAACATGAGTTTGTGCACGACTGTTTCGATTCGCCCGCGCGCCACCTTCAGCTTCTTGCGACGACGGTCACGCCGCGCGTGCGACCTATTCTTCTTCCCCACTGGCCTTTGCCTCCGCGCTCGACACAACGCCGCCCCAGCCGAGTGAGACGAGCGCAGCCTGGTGAGCCTTGTCGCCCTTCGCTCCGCGTCCTGCCTTGCCGACCTTCTTCGCGTGCTCCAGCGTGCTCCACTCGTTGTTCCATCCCGTGTCGTAGTCGAGACGGATGCGGGCTTTGCGGAACGGCGGAGAGAAGCGCGTCTTCGCAGTGACGAGCGTGACGATCTTGCCGGTGTGCTCGTCAGCCTTGTTCTTGATGGCCTTGCCGCCGAAGAGCTGCAACCGGAGCGAGGCGTAGAACTTCACCGCCTTGCCGCCGGGCGTGATCGTGTTGGGGCCGAACATCACACCGAAGTTCGCGCGCACCTGATTCAGCGCGAGCAGATGTGCACGGTGCTTCGCGAGCAGCGGGATGAGCTTCTTCAGCTCCGCGCTCATCAGCATGCTCTGCAACGCGGGTGCACGGTCGCCTGCCTCCTTGCCGAGCTCCACCTTCGGCGTCATCGCTGCGATCGTGTCCCACACGAGCAGCAGGGGGCCGCGCTTCGCATTGTGCGACGTGAGCAGGAGCTTCGACTGCTCGAGCGCCATCTCCATCGTCTCGGGCTGCACGATGATGAGGTTGTCGATGTCGACGCCGTACACCTTCGCGCGGTCTTCGTCGAAGCTGTACTCGACATCGACGACGACGCACGTCGCTCCGTGTTGCTGCGCGGACGCGATGCACTGCCACGAGAGCGCTGTCTTGCCTGCGCCCTCCTCACCGCTCAGCTCACTCATGCGGCCGACAGGGAGCCCGCCGATCCCGATGCTGTAATGGTCGATGATCTCGACGCCGGTCGGGATGACCTCCTTCACCTGTGCCGCTGCCTCGCGTCCGCTGCCGAGCCGCAGTGCACTCGTGGTCCCGAACTTCTTCTGCAAGAGCTTCACGGTCTGATCGAGCACGGTCTTGTTCGACATCACATCTTCTCCAGAAGCAGAAGCGCGTGCTCCCGCTCCAACTGTTCGGCACGTCCGGGAACACCTTTGTGCCGAAGCCAGCGTGCGATGGCTCCGACGTCGTTCATGTGCACGCGAGCTTCGCGCGTGCGCGGGTGGCGCTTCTGCACGAACAGCGGAGCAGGCATCGCGCATCCGCTCACACCGAGGATCTCGCGCGCTTCGTTGAACGAGAGCGCGCCATACTTCAGGAACTGTCGAAGCGTACGCATAGTGGACGCCGATGGAGTTGAACCATCGCCCTGCATCTCGGTTGCCGACGTAGCCGCGGGCGGCGGCAGTCGAGAGAGGCAGTACACCGTTCGCGCCCATAAACCCCCAGCCCCGGAGAGGGTGAGTCTCCGGGGTTGTCCACGCCTGGGGGAGCCGCGCAGGTGACCGTGCGTGCAAGGGAGCAGCAACGCTCGCATCGCGACGGCCGGGACACTGAGACCTTACATCTACAGGTCGTCGTCGTCCACGTCCGCAGTGCTGTCGTACACCTTGCCGGCGGCACCTTCGCCCACGTCGTACTCACCGCCGCCCGTCTGCGGCTTCGGCTGTGGGCGACGCCCTGCGAGCATCTCCTGGATGTCGTGGTCGCTCGGGACAGCGGCGAGCGATTCGAGGTTGTGCATCTGCTGGAGCAGCTCGGTCATCTCCGCGTTGTCGGGGAGCAGCGGACTCGGTCCCTTCGGGTCCACGGCCACGCTGTAGCGCGTGTTCTTCTTCTCGCCCGTGCGGATGATGATGAGGTCGTAGCCGTTCACGGGGTGCGTGAAGTTGAGGCCGAGGCCCTCGTCCGGGTCACGAATCTCGATGAGCTTCTTGTGGATCATCGTGCCGAACTTCCAGACCTTCCAACCCTCCTCCGGCGCAGCGCGCTGGAACACGTTGGCGAAGAGCTGACGCTGCGGGAGCAGGTTCTCGCCGCGCTTCTGATCGACGGGGTTGTTCGACGCCTGCATCTGCTTCGCCTTCGTGCACACACGGCAGGGGAGCTTCGCTTCCATGCGCGGGCAGACGAACGCGACGGAGTTGTCCAGCCCGGGGACGTCGACGTAGTGCATCCACACGGGACGCCAGGGCGTCTTCGTGCCGGGGCGCGGCGGTCCCATGCGCAGCACAGTCTTGCCCTGCGGGAGCGCGCCGAGGTTCTTCGACTTGCTCGACTTCTTCGAGTCCTCGCGATCCTGCTGGAGCGCGTCGAGATCGAAGTCTTCGTACAGTGCGAGGCTGGTGTTGGTGTTCTTGGTCGGTTGCTTTGCCATCTGGGTACTTCTTCTCTTTCGTGTTGGTTCGGATCAGCCGTGAATGTGTGCGTCGCGCATCTCGTTGCGGAGACGCGGGTTACCGTCCATCTCCTTGCGGACGGTGGCGCCGAGCGAGATCAGCATGTCCTTCTTCGCGATGATGGAGTCGACGACGCCGCGCGACTTCAGGCGCTCGACCTCTGCGTCGATCTTCGCGATGCGTGCTGCGATGTACTTCTGGTCGGTCTGCACGCGCTCCTTCACCGCACCCTCGGTGACCTTGCTGCCCTCGTCGGCGAGGCGCTCGCGCCACTCGATGTGGAGCGCCGCTTCGGTGCGATCGAGTTCGAGGTCCGCTTCGAGGTAGTTCTCGTGCGCGAGGGCGTACTTCGCGTTCCAGTGCGCGAGATCGGCCGAGAGCCGCACGAACTCCTCGTGCAGGTTCGTCGGGTCGATGTGCGTTGCGCGGGTGCTGTACTCGTCGGGTTCGATGTCGTTGGTGTCCATGTTCATCCTCGTGTGAGTAGGTTGTGCGGTTGGAGTTGAATTCTGCTCAGTCCTTCACTTCGATCATCGAGCCCCAGGAACGACCGTACTTGAAGTCGACCTTCAGCGGTACGCCGCCTGAGTACCAGCCGGACATTACCTGTCCCATGATCGCGATGGACTCGGCGACCTGATCGTCGCGAACCTTGGCCATGATGGAGTCGTGCACCGTCAGCACCACTGTCGCGTCCAGTCCTTCGTCGTCGAAGCGCTGCTGGATCGGGTCGAGCGAGCGCGTTGCGTAGTGCGCCGCAGTGCCCTGCACGGGGGTGTTCCCGGTGATGAACACGTGGCCTGAACGGCGCACCACGAAGAACGTGTTTGGCACAATCGGACACCACACTGATGCCTTTGCACGGTACGAGCGCCAGTGATGCCACATCACCTGTGCCTTGTCGCGCTTGAGCACGGTGACCGCCCACACGCCTGTCATGCGCGGCACATTGCGTAGGTGGCGCGACTTCGGCTTGTACTTCGACATGTCGCGCCACTTGAGTGAGGACGCCTTACCAGCAGCAACACACAACGCTTGAAAGGCGTCCGCAGTCGCTTCCGACCGCGTTATAAACACAAGCTTGCCGCCGCTACGGCTGCCATCACCGTCTATCATTGTGTCAAGGAGCAACTGGGCCTGCGCACCGTCCAATGACGCGACGAACTCGTGCGTGAGTTCTCGTGTTGGAAACAAGCGCACAAGGTCCTGCTCACGCCAATCCCAGTGCACGAGCTGATCGCGTTGAACGACGCGGCGCGTTGCGATTGGGCGTTCACGTTGTAGCAGCGCGTCGATGCGCGCGACCTTCTGCGGATTCGCACGTGCGCTCTGGCACAAACCGACAGCGCGACCTGGCTTCGGTTGTGGGCCACGTAAGCCCTTACGCCCTGTCACGCGCCGAGTTTGTTTGATGTACCCATCGGTGAGGAACCATCCGGCCAACTCAACAAAGTCATTCCCATATGTAGCCGTGTTCGACCACAGACCTGTGCGGTGGATACGGTCGTCGCCGTGCTTTGAAATAGTTGCCGACGTGCGCACAACGTTGGCGCGTAGGGACTTGTTGAATGTGAGCCAGCGGTGATCCGGTGTCGTCACTGCGTGAAACGATGCGGATCGAAACTCGTACAAGTCGCCCACATAGTCAGGCCACAACTTGAGATCCGTCGGTAGCTGCCACTCCAACACCCCTGTCGCTGGGTTCTTCGTAAGTAGCTCGTCCTGCATTGTAAGCTCGAACCCCCGCACCCACCCACGACGAGTCAGCGCCTCGGTTTCGTCGTCTAGGCAGTTCCACGCCGCGTTGCTCGCGTTGCGCAGACGCCCGCGCGATTCGTCCGCGCCGCTCTCACCGATCATCGGAAGCGGACGCCAGTTCGCAGGCTGTCCGTCGAGGTAGACGAACACGCCGCCGTGCTTGCGTGCTGCGGCGACGGTGTTGTCGATCGTCTGCTTCAGCTTGCGGAACTTGCCGAAGACGAGCGCGACGAACTTCTCCGCATCGCGCGTCGGGATGCCGAGCGTCTTGCCGAGCTTGAACGCAGGCTCCAGGTCGTAGTTGACCTGGAAGTTCATCGACTTCGCAGCGCGTCGATACTGCTTCTTGAGCTCCGGTGTGAGGGCGTCCCAGTCCGTCACGTTCCACGCGACCGGCGCGACGAGCTGCGCAGTGCGTTCGTGGAAGTCGTGCCCGGAGAGGAACATCTCGATCATCACCGGGTCCTGCGAGAGCATCGCAGCGATGCGAAGTTCGAGCTGCGAGTAGTCCGCTTCGACCAGCATGTAGCCGGGCGGTGCGATGAAGATGTCGCGGCTCATCTTCCCGAGCACCGGATCGCGGTCCGGCGAGGGGATGTTCTGCAGGTTCGGGTTCTTCGACGACATGCGGCCGGTGTTATGGGTGACGACCCCGCCGGTCACGTGACTGTGGTCGATGTCGACAGTCGCGCCGTAGGTGGGCTCCGCCGCTTCACGTTGGACGCTGACGACACTGACTTCGAAGAAGTCTGCACGCGCACCGACGATGTGCTCTTCCGACTGCCAGCGCTTCCCGCTGCGGATGTCACGGATCGTTTCACGGGCAACGCCATACTTCTGAGCGAGCTTGCTGTCCGACACACCTATCTTGGACCAGCGGCCACCGCCACCAGCGGTAGGGCGCGACGTCGCGCGAATCTCAGCAACGATCTCCTCCGAGAGCTTCAGTTGCGGGTGTCGCATTCGGCGCTTCGAGAGCGTGCCGTGCCGCGATGCGTCTCGGTGGTTCTCGGAACTCGTGCCGTACTTCAGGTTCCCGGCAGTGTTATCCCACGCAATGCCGTTCATGTGACGAACGTGCACCTGCTTCTTCCCGATGCAAAACGCGCCGGCCACGAGACGATGGACACCAAAGTCCTTCCGATCACCAGTACCGCGCGTCTGCGCACCGTTTCGGTGCAGGCACACCTTCAAGTGCCCCCATCTCCCCTTCGGCTGGAGAGCGAGAACGTTCCCCGTGCGCTTGTTCCGCACGCGCCCCCAGGACGATACCTCGAATGCGGTCCAGCCCTTCACATGGCGCCACTGCTCGGGAAGTGAATGCGCGAGAACGAGCTCACCCTTCACGAGTGCGTCGGCGCGCTTCCACTCACCATCAGGGCGCAGGTACTTGTGGTCTGCCGTCGTGCGCAGCTCGAGCCCGTTGCTGAGTGTTACGCGGTAGATCTCGCTTGGCGCGTTCACACACGTCGCAATCACAAGCCGTGGCACGCCTGTGTGCGCAATGACCTGATCGCCAACACGCACCTTCTCGGCTGGGATGTACCCGCGATTTGTGAGCACGAGTTCGCCTGCTGGAAGGCACCCTGCACCGTCGAGGAGGAACGTCGTGTGGATGCGGCCGTCGTCGCGGATGTACGCACGCGCTCCGCGCCCGTTCGTGCTCTGCACCTTCACCAGGTGTCGGTACTCGAGCAGCGAGGCGATGATCGGATGCTGCCCTTCGAGCTCATGCAGCACCTCCGCGTCCGTGCTGTTGCCGTCGATGCGGGGCAGGCGCAGCTTGCCGAAGAGCAGCTCGCTGAGCTGCTTCGGTGAGTCGTAGTTGATGTCGCCGTACACCTTGAGTTGTGCTTCGAGCGGCTGGATCTTGGAGTCCAGGTACTGCTCGAACATATCGAGCGCGATGCGGTCCACGTGCACGCCTTCGCGCTCGATCCGAACGAGCGCCTGCATCGCAGGGAGCGTCACCTTCTCCCAGACGTTCACGAGGTTCTTCTTCGCCATCAGTCGCGGGGTGTACTGGGCGTCGAGCAGATCCGTCGAAGCCGCGTCGCGCGCGTTGTACCGAACGCGCACGGTCGGATTCATGAAGCGGTATGCGTACTGGATCGTCTTCGCGCGTCCAGCACGGAGCTTCTGCAACACCTCTTCGGGGACGTGCTCGCGCTGGACGTACTTGGGCTCGTAGGGCTTGCGCGGCTTGCCCGACTTCAGCGGCTTCTGCAGCGGTTCGCCGGCGAGCTTCGCGAGGTCCTTCTTGATGAGCTCGAGCGCGTCCTGCGCTTCGCCTTTGTGCCCACCCATGCCGACGGTCTCGGCTGCGTTCTCCAGGTCCGCACCGACCTCGCCGTCGAGCAGCTTGCGGGACAGGCGCGTGTCGCGCTTCATGCGGCGCGACGTGTCGATGCCGAACTCGAGCAGCACGGCGATCGTGTCGTACTTCAGGTTGTGCCCGACGGTGTCGACGTTCTCGAGAATCGAGACAAGCACCTTGCGGTGCTTCGGGTTCTCGATCGCGTCGCGGTCCCAGGTGAAGCCGTGGTCGCTGCCCGCTGCCCACAGCGTGATCGTCTCGATGCGGAAGTCTTTGTCGAACACCACGCCCGAGGTCTCAGTGTCGTAGATGACCTCGCCTCGCAGCTCCGCCATCGCTGCCGCTGCCGTCGCACCGTCGTGCACCGTCACCGTGTAGCGCCCGACCATCGTCGGCTCCGGGACAGGCGCAGTCAGTGCCCACGCGAGATCGTCCTCGAACTGCTTCGCGATGAAGCGGTTGGTCAGCGCGAACTTCGGCAGCGGCATCACGTACACAGGAACGAACGACTCCGGGTCCGGGTACGTCTCCTCGTCGATCCACCATCCGTAGCCGCGCCGCAGCTCGTGCACAGGCGGACGACGACCGAGGATGGACTCCGCTGCGTCCGGCCCGACTGCGATGATGCGCGTCGGTCGAACCTCGCGCAGAAGCTGTGCGGTGTACGGCCGGCACGCATCAATGTGCGACTGCTCGGTGAGCGAGCCTGGACACCGGACCGCGTTGTCGTACGCGATGGCGTGCTTCCAGTGCTTCGTGATCCGGCTGCGGAGATACTTCCCCATCTGGCTCGTGAAGGGCCGTCCGATGTTGTCGTCGTCGCGCGTCGCGGCGCCGAACAGCACGTAGAGCCCGCCGGGCTTGCCCTCCGCCTGCAGACAGACGTTGCGAGTGCCTTCGTGCCGCTCGCACCGCGTGCAGGACGAGTCGCGAGCGCGCTCGGTCTCCCAGCCGACGACCGCCTGGGGAGCTTGCGGATAGAGCGGCAGTCTCACTTCTTCCCTCCACCGAAGAAGCCGAGAATCACGATCCCGGCAACCAGCACCACTACGATCCCCAGGCTTGCATCTGGCCACGTCAGCATCACTCACCTCCACAAACTGTCGGCGGCGCCGCACGGAGTCGCACCGTGCGCATCGACAGAGGTCCACCCGTTCGTCGCACCGGATTGCGACGATGTAACGAAACGGCACTGTCGATCATGCTCTGCGCCATCAGTCCCGAATTGGCTGCTCGGAACCAGCAGGTGCTACTCGATCGCGAGCAGACCGCACGCGCGGGTCACACGATCGACCATCACATCCTTGAGGCGTTCGAGCGCAGGGACCTGCGCCTGGTGCTCGGTGCACCACGCGATGATCTGATCCTTCGTTGCGAGCCCGAGCTTCTGCTGCAACGCCTGCACGACCTCGCGGAGCTTCTCCGCAGCGAGCACTTCGGCGGGAATGTCACCGCCGCCTTCCTCCTCGTCCGCGGGTGCGTCGAGGTCCTCGTCCTCGGCAGCCGGGGGCGGCGCTGCCGGGGCAGGCTTCGGAGCGGGTGCGGTCTTCTCCTTCTTCGCTGCCGGAGCCGCTGCGGGCGCAGCCGCGGCGGGCTTCAGTGCCGGTGCAGCCGGCGCAGCGGCTGCCGGTTTCGCTGCCGCAGGTGCAGCGGTCGGGGCCGGGGCTGCCGCGCTCACCGCGCTCACCGCGCGCAGGATCTCTCCCATCACGATGCGCTTCAGCAGCTCCTGGATCTCGGCCTCTTCGGCTTCGATCACGAACGCTGCGGTCTTGGAGTTCTGGGTCTGGAACTGAATCAGCTTGATCGACATTGTCTCTGCTCCTGTTGTCCGCGTGCTGCACTTCGAGCACGCGGGGTCCTCGTTACGTTGTGCGCTGGCTACGGAATTACACCCGCGTGCGGATCTCGAAGAACCCAGCCAGGTCGGGTTCGTTCGCCATGAGCTGTCGTGCGTACCAGCTCGTGTAGTGGTCGTTCAACTTGAAGTCGGCCCCGCTGGGATCGGTGGTGGCGAGCATGAACTCCCACCGCATCACTTCCCACAGCATGCGGATGCCGCACTTCGGCTGCCCCTTGTGCAACGCCTGCCGCGCGAGACGGCGAAGCGTGGTGTAGACTATCGGGTTCGCTGCGTAGAACGCGGCAGCGGCTGCGTAGAACGCGGCAGCGGCTGCGTCGTGATTCACAGGAGTCCGTGCTCCGAGAGCATCGCCTTCACCGCGGATCCGAGCTGCGGAGCAGCGCGTGCGATGATGTCGACGTTGTGGCTCAGGCGCTCGAGCACGCGAGCTGCGACATTCTTCTCGAGCACTGCGATCGCGTGATCGGGGCTCTTGATGCTGTGCCCGTCGACGACGCCCGAGCTCAGCGTAATCACGGCGACGAACTGCCAGTGGCTGTTCAGGTGAACGGTGAAGTTACGCGGGAGCAGTCCGACTGCGTCGAGGTCCTTCAGCATCTTCTTCACGCGCGGTTTGAAGCGCGCGGCGAAGCTCTCCCCTTTCTCAGTGCCGTTGGTGTAGACGCGCGGCTTCTTGCCGACAGGCTTCTTCGTTGCAGGCTTCTTCATAGTGGCTCCTCCAGTGATAGACGGGCTGCACCTCGCAGCCACGCCGTTGGTACTTCGTCCGGGTCCTTCTTCGGCGGGAGTCTCACCCACCCTGCTGTTCGTCCGAACAGCCGAAGCTCCATGCAGAGCGCGTGTGCCTCGCGCCATGCGTCACCATCGAGCACGAGCACCACCGGGCGCTGCGCTCGCATGAGCGATTCCTTCTGCGTGTGACTCGGCTTGCCGAGCACCGCCACCGCGTCAGGCCAGTAGGGAACAGTGTCGAGCACGCCCTCGACTACGAGCACAGGTTCCTCGGTGCGTTCCCACAGTGCGCTCTCGTTGAACAGGTGCTCGCGCGACATACCCCGCGGGTACAGGTAGGGCTTCTGCGCTCGCCCCGTCCAATCGCGCGCGACGTACCCGACCCAGTCGCGTTCGTCGTTGAGCATCGGAATGATGATGCGCCCTGCGTAGTACCCATCGAGCACAGCACCGACGCCCATCTCGCGGCACATCGCCTCGTCCAGCCCTCGCTTGCGTGCGTACGCACGCGCGTCCTCGAGCGACTCTGCACTCAGCCCTGGCTCGTGCCCGAGCGGGATGAAGCCGTCTGGCGGCTCCGTGACCTCGATCGTTTGCTCGACGGACACGTCGGCGTACGGATCAGGGGCTTCGCGCAGTCGTCCGCCGTGCTCGCAGCGGTGGCAGTAGTAGAGCCCTGTGCCCGAGGCGACGGACATCGAGTAGTCCGGGCGTCCTGTCTTCGAGCTCGTGCAGAACGGGCAGACGATGCGGTACTTGCCGCCCTCCCGTTTCGCAGTGGAGCGGAAGCTCTCCTCGACTGCATCGCGTTGCGCTCGCCAGTCCATCTCACGGGACATGCTTCCACTGCCTCCGATCCACGATGTTCCGCACCTGCTGCTCCGTCAGTCCGTACCGCTCTGCCAGCGCACGCACGCCGTGCCCTGCGCGGGCCATCATGCGAATCACGATCACGTCGTTCTCAGTCAGCTTCGACTGCGGGATCGCCTCGCCCTTCGTCTGCCGTTGCTTCGCGACCTTGTCGGCGACGTTGGTGCCGTGCGTCCCTGGGATGAAGTGCGAGAAGCGCACGCACGAGGGAGTGTCGCAGCGGTGCTGGATCACGATGCCGTTCGGCGGGGAGCTCCCCGTCTCGAGCTCCCAGGCGACGTGGTGTGCGCGCTGCGTCCTGCCGTTCCAGTGCAGCAAGCCGTACCCGTCGCGGTCCTTCGCGCGCGTCCACAGCCAGCAGCCGTCGCCGGGCTGCTTCTGCACGTTCGACCAGAAGCGCGTGCTCATCACTCCACTCGCGGGACGAAGCGCGCGCACGCGAACTCGTGCACGAGCGGGCCGACGCTGAACTTGTCCTCGCCGTAGCGGAATCCGGCGACGAACATCTCGACCTCCTGCTCGCTCGGTCGGATGCACGTGATGATGAGATCTGCGATGCGGCCCTTCTTCATCGAGTCCGCGATGTCGTCGATCTCCAGTCGCTTCGTGCGCGTCTGCACGTCGCGGCGTTTGGGCTGTGCTGCGGTCCAGCCGTAGATGCTGCGACCGTGCACGTAGAGACGCACGTCGCGCATCGCCTGCCCTTGCACCTCGTACTCGCTGCGCAGCGTCTTGTTCGTCACGCCCATCTCGTCGACGTAGTCGATGATGAGCGCGTCGATCTTGCGCCCCTCCTCTGCCTCGATCTCCTTCACCCAGTCCGCGATGTCCTCCATCGTCGTGATCTTCGCGGGGTAGAACTTCACGCGGAACACGCCGAGCGTGGGCAGCTTCTCGTTCAGGCGGCGCTCGACCTCAGCGCGGTTGGTCACGTCGGCGATTGCGTCGATCGGCATGCCGGTGAGGTTCGCGATCAGTCGCGCCTGCTGATCCTCTTCGCTCAGCTCCAGCGTCACCATCGCGACGAACATGCCCTGCTCGAGCGCGCACGCAGACACGTTGATGAGCCACTGAGACTTGCCCGCCTTCGCAGGTGCAACGAACAGCCCTGTGCACCCGCGGGGCAGCCCGCCGCCGAGCCGCACGTCCAGCTCCAGCACGCCTGTGCCGAGCCGGTCTGCCTGTCGCATCGCTGCGATGTTGTCGAGCACGCCGACGCCGAGCTTCGATCCGATGCTCTTGTCGATCACACCGATGGCGCGCGACTGCTGGATCATCTTCTCGACTGCGTCGAAGCCCTCGCCCTTCTTGTACGCTTCGATCGCCGCGAGCGCTGTCTCGCCGTGCAGCAACCGCGTCATCACGGGGACGACCTCGGCAGCGACCTCGCGCTCGTCCGGGAGGCTGTCGGCGTGATCGTCGATCATGTCAATGACGTCGTTCAGCTCCTCCTGCGTCTGCCTGCCCTCAGTGACCCAGCGTCGGATGCGCTGCACGACAACGAGGGGTGAGGATGCGCCGCGTCCTGTGTCCTTCGCGTGCGCCTGCGCAGCACACAACGCGAGGGCAGCGGGTGCGACCGCGAGTCGCTCCGCTTGCATCGCGTGGCCGACGGTGCCGTAGAACGTCGGACGACAGCACGCCATCGTCGCCACCATGCGCTCGAAGGACGGGTCGAGCCCGTACATCTCGATCGGCTTCTTCGCTGGGCTACCGGCCACTGGTCACCTCCGTGCCACGGGTCTGTTCGAGTTCGCGACGGCTGTGCGGCCACCGCTTCTTCGCGAGGAAGAACTGGCGCTCGGCAGCCGTCGACTTCTTACACCGCTTCGTGTGCGCGCGATGGATCTGCCTGACCGAGCTC